TGGTCTTATGAAGAGTGGCAGATGACAAGAGAACAGTATGTGGTATTCAAACCGCTTAATTCCACCATTGAGGAACAGTCTGATGCGCTCGTAGAGCTTGCCGAACTTGCGGCAGAACAGGACGACGCACTCGCAGAATTGGCAGAGCTGATTGAAGATCAGCAGAAAGGAGTCGAGAAATGGCAAAAATCTACTATAACCGCATCAAAGCAGGTATTATGACGATCGAAGAAGTCCCCGAAAGATGGAGAGCGAAAGTACAGGCTCTTCTCGACGCGGATGAGTGACGAACAGATCGCACGGATCTCGCTTCCCGAGTTGATCGAAATGATCAAGCGGCTCATTGAAGAGGTAGAGATTCGGGCAATGCAGAACGTGTGTTAAATGACACTTTAAACAATTAAAACCAAACAAAGATTTATCACTCCATGTGGGCGAGAAAACCCACGACTTTAGCCGTGTGGAGTGTCAATGAAAAAATAATAAAATCATTGGTTTTTAAATCATCAAGATACCAACCTAACCACCATCCCCACCTGACATGTGGGTAGAGGAGAGAACATGACATCAGAGATTTTAACAGCGGTGGAAACATCATAGGAGACAACAATCATGGACTTTATAACATCATTTTTACTCAGCTACAGAACCGAAATCGTAGACGAACTGCACTACAGCCACACATACTGGATTTTCCTTTTGCCCCTTGTGATGATTGCGACCGATGTCGTTTCTGGGTGGATTCAGGCAACCATTAACTCAACGTGGGATTCCACAAAGATGCGGAAAGGCCTGTTCCGCAAGGGCGGAGAAATGATGGTCGTGGTCGTAGCGTGGCTTGTGGGCATCGATCACCTTGTCACTGACTAAAAACGGAAGGAGCAGCAGCCATGGCCTATACATTTTCAAAAATGCGACCTCGGAACCTGGTGCAGAAAAGCGCTGCGGAGAGACTGGCCCTGGCTGCTCTCCGAGCCTTTCTTGATCCGGAAGAGCCGGAGCTGGTGGCGCTTCTGGTCAGACTCTGGCACCACCAGGGAAGAGCCATCACATACAAACAGCTCCGGGAAGCGATCATCTACGGAGACTTAAGCGTCATAGAATGGGAACAGTGGCAGCAGGACTACGTCAAATTTGTGACGCTTTATCTGCGGCCGAAATACGTCGAAGCCATGCAAGCGGCAGCGGAGGAAATCCAGCGCCGGCACCCGGACTGGTATTTTGATCCTTACGCGGAGGGTGTGCGGGAATGGTGCGAAACCAGAGCGGCCAGCTTCGTGACAGAAGTCACAGCAGCGCAGGTGGACGGCCTCAGAACAGTGATCCAGAGAGCAGCGGTCATTCAGGACATGTCGGTGGACAGCCTGAGCCGCGTGATTCGGCCCATGGTGGGCCTTACGAAGCCGCAGGCAACAGCGAACCTGAAATACTACCAGAAGCTCATAGAGGACGGAATGAGCCAGAAAAAGGCACGTGACAAAGCGATACGCTACGCCTCACGCCAGCACCGGTACAGAGGATATAATATAGCCAGGACGGAGCTGGCCTTTGCTTACAACCAGGGCAGCTACGAGGGCACGAAGCAGGCTCAGGCAAAAGGCTACATGGGTGAAACGGTGAAAGTCTGGTGCACGGCTGATGACGAACGAGTGTGCCAGATTTGCGGAGCTCTGGAAGGAAGCCAGGTCGCCATGGATGAAGACTTCGACTTCGATACAAGACTCGCAGGACCAGCAAACCCCACAATCCGCAGAGTACCCCCGGCACACCCCAGCTGCAGGTGTGCTGTTATCTACAAAGAAATATCCCCGCCAGATTACGGCATACCCACAGTATAATCACAGAGGGAGGACAGCAAAGTGCCAGCAATAACCTTCGAACAAATCCTCAAATTCAATCCCAACCATGACAACCTCGGTAGATTCAGCAGCGCAAGCGGCGGAGGCGGAGCAGCAGCTGCAGGCGGAGGAGCGCCGTCATTCTTAGATGACAACGGAGAATTTGATCCGTTCGCAGCGTTTATGTGGGGAGCGGAGCACCCGGAAGAATGGTCACAAAAACCACAAGAAAACTGGGAAAAGCCGTACCAGATGGTCGACGGCAAAGACATGACAAAAGGAAGCGACGAGGAAAGACAAAAAGTCGCAAAAATGACTATCGAAGAGGTGCTGAAAGCACAGGGATTCGACGGGAAGCCAAAAGTCGCAGCCACCATGGATGAATTTTCTGAGGCTGTGAAAGAAAACGGAAACATCGCCTGCCGCGGCATTGGGGCAAAGAGCGCAGAAATAGCAGACGCATATGTTGATCAGCTCCAAAATGCTGAATTTTATGTCGATTGCTCTGGAGGTAGCCTGTTCGGGAGAGGAATGTACGCAGCTATATCGTGGGATGGAGTGACAGACTACGATTCAGCAGCAGACGTAGCAGACGGATACGCAAGGGGCCATGGAAGAGTCATAAACATGACTATCGACAAATCCGCAAAAGTAGCAGATTTTTATGATCTGTTCAATGAAGCAAGAGAAGATATGCCCCTGTTTCAGCCCAGCAACAATAGCAAAGATAAAACTGCAGCAAAAGACATCGGAGCCTACGCTGCAGCAAAAGGGTACGATGCCATCAAAGTGCCGGGAAAAGACATCGCAGTGGTTCTGAACCGGACCAAAGTCACAATACTCGAACAGCCGGGATTCATCGACGAAATGGACGGAGGAAACGACCTGCTGTACGGAGACTGGGATATGCCCGCATTTTTGAGAGGAGAGTAAAGCATGAGCACCAAGCCGTATTATTTCGACTGGCATAACGGAGTCCGTGTGATGATTGACCGGAAGACCGGAAAGAAAACGCCAGTGAATGAAATTGTGAAAAACGCAGCGCGATCAGGAGCACTTGTGACTATGGATCAGGCAATGGCAAACGTAACAAAGAAGTCAGACAACTTCACAATCTACAAAGCAGACGACGACAAGCACCTCGTGTTCGGCTGGGCCTCGGTCGCCATCACGGTCGACGGATCAGAGCTGGAAGACCGACAGCATGACATGATCGACCCGGAGGACCTGGAAGACGCGGCATACGAGTATGTGCTGAATTTCCGCGACACCGGAGAGGAGCACCTGCCCGGATACCGGAAAAAAGGAAAGCTGATCGAGAGCTGCGTCCTGACAAAAGAGAAGCAGAAAGCCATGGGAATCCCGGAGGGAATCCTGCCGGTCGCCTGGTGGATAGGTTTTAAAATTGAGGACGACGAAACCTGGCGGAAAGTAAAGAACGGCACCTACAAGATGTTCTCAATCGAGGGCAAAGCGCAGAGAATCCCGGTCGAAAAAGCCCGGAGAAATTATAACGAATTCCCCTCATACGACATGTGGCTGGAAGAAAACCTGGACGCCACCATCGAGGAACAGAAAGCCGCAAAAGAGTGGTACAAAGTCAATAAATCCCAGCCTACCGGCTGCGGTATTCTCGTGATCCAGGACGGAAAGATTCTGACCGGCACCAGGAAAGACCACCATGGCATCTGCGGTCCTGGCGGCCACATCGAAGCGGGAGAGACCCCGGAGCAGGCAGCCAGGAGAGAAGCCTATGAAGAATTCGGAATCCTCTGTAACGACCTGAAACCACTTGGAACCCAGGACGGAGGCAGAAACGGAACGTCCGCAGTTTTTCTCTGCACAAACTTCTCTGGAACCCCCAGAACCGACGAGGATGAAATGACTGATCCGGAGTGGCGCAGCCTCAGAGAGATCAATCATTACAATAACGGTGTGTTCCCGCCTTTTCTGCAGTCATTACAGCTGCTGCCGAAAGAGCGAGTGGCAAAGACCTTCGAAGAAATCATCGAAAAATTCAACCCCTTCCATGACAGCCTCGGACGCTTCTCCACTTCCACAGGTTATGCTTCATTCACAACCCACACAAAGGACCCGAACAAGCAGCACATGGCCGATATGGCCGTAGCACGCCTGAAACAGCGGTCTGCAGCCCAGGCTGCGGCCCAGGCAGCAGCAAAGCCCGCAACGCCTCCGAAACCGGCGACGCCTCCGAAGCCCAAAGTCAACTATGACGCGAAAGGCTTCGCGGATCACGACGACGCAGACTACCATCAGCTCTACAACCGGAAGAATTACTACAAGCAGCAGCAGCTGACCCCGGCGCAGCAGAGGGCCGCAGATTCATACGTAAATCCCACACCTGAACCCGGATCGTTATACAACGTGGCTCAGAACATGAACATGGCGATGGTTAAAGGGCAGCGGCTGTCCCCGAAGCACCAGCAGGTACACGACGATATGATGTCGTCTATGCACAACGTCGGCTACAACGTGAACCTCACGCGGTACGACCATGACGGAATGATCAACTCTGTTCTGCAGAACCTGGGAGCCGGGTCTGATTATACGAGAATGTCTCAGAGCCAGCTGCAGAAAGCCCTGGTCGGTCAGTCGTTCGGTGAAAACAAATTTATATCCGCCTCTACGAATGACTTTGGAAACGCATCACCAAATGTACAGAGGCTGTTCCGAGACAGGGCGGTAAAAGTCAACTACAAAGTGCCAGCAAATGCGAAAGCGCTGCTGATGCCGATAGGAGCCGGAGGAGACCAGGGAGAAATGGTCATGGCTCCCACGACCGGAAGAGCGGGAGCAAATGCAACTCCAAAAATAACTGGTGTCAGATTCACCGGCAAAACTGTATACAGAATGAAGACAGGCAGGTCCTATCCCCAGGTAGAGATCGACGTCAGCTGGGATTAAGGAGGAGACCATGAGTAAATACGACGAAATAAACGAAGTAAAAAAAGCGGACAGCATAGACCACATCGAGGAGGTCGAAAAATTCAATCCTTTTCACGATGCCCTCGGAAAATTCTCCAGCAGTAATTCATTTTCGACATACTCAGCAAGCCCGAAGAAAAAAGCTGGAGCCATGGCAATCCAGAGATCAGCTCTTGCAGGACACGGGAGGACATTGAACGTTCACCGGGAATCAAAAGGTGAAAGCATTGCCCAGAACTATAACTGGCTCCAGACCGGCCAGAAGCCGAAAGTCCCTGCTGCCGTAAGCAGAGCACGGTACCAGCAGCGCAAGCTGAAACAGCAGCAGGCAGCTCAGCAGGCCGCACAGCAGAACCAGCAAAACCAGCAGAATCAGGCACAGCAGACCCAGTCCCAGCAGAAGCCCACACCGAAGCCTGCACCGAAGGCGCAGCAAAACCAGCAGCAAGCTGCAGCCCAGGCCACAGCACCGAAGACCCTCGCGGCTGATGTAGCTGGCGTAAACGTGTCCTCAAAAGACAAATTATCGATGCAGGCCAGAAACGGTAGAGGAAGCGCAACTACAACGAGGAGTCTCGCAAAAGATAACTACCAGGAAAGAGTAGCCGGTAAAGACATCACCAAGAGCGTGGATGTTTCTAAAATTTCTGGAGGAAAAGATCCCATAGACAAAATCGCAATCGCACAAGGCTGGGACAAGTCACCAACTGTCACAAACGATAAAGACGTGTTTGACGCCGCATGTATGAAATCCGGACGTGTAATGTTCCGTTCTGTGCATGCTGATGCACCAACCAGAATGACAAATGATCAGGTGGCGACGGAGACCATGTCAAACGGAAAAACCGCTCTCGGAGGAAGTGGCGGAAAATGCTATGGGTCTGGTCTGTATTTGGTTGATTCGAGTATAAAAAACGGTGTCACCCCTCGTAATATGCACGCAGCCTCCTATGAATCTTATTTCTATGGCGACAGACAGATGATGGCAACATTACACCCGTCCGCCAAAATTGCATCTTCGAGCCAGGGAGACAAGATGTCTAAAGAATTTGCGCGCTTAAGTAGATCAGACCAGGCCAGATTCGGACGTGATGTGAATTCGTACATTGCATCAAAGGGATATGATGGTGTCAAATGGGGAGCGGACTCAAACCCGCGAGCGTACACAACTGTATTTAATAAGAGTGCTATGATCTTTTATGGCGGAGTTGCAAACAAAAATTAATTGACTTTTTACCAGTATTCTGGTAGCATTACAGCAATAAAACAGAAAACAAGCAGAAACAGGAGGTGTATCATGATAATTCCTAAATACCTGCAGTATCCGGGCATGACGAATGAAGATAAAAGTCGTCTGGAGGAATGGATTAAAAGTAACCGCGAGATCATGAAAAGCGCACCGGCATATCCCACGGAAGACGAGGCAAAAAACAGAGCAGTTGAAATGCTTAAAAGAGAAGAGATGAGCTTGCCGTCCGTGTGGAGAGAACCGCGGGACGTCGGCAGAGATTACGCGGTGGTAGATACCCCGGAAAGGGAAGCAGCGCAGATCAGCGGATATACTGAGACGGTAGATCAGCAGAGTATTTACAATATCGCCAGAGGAGACGTAGATGAAATCGAGGAGGTGTAAAAATGGCAGAGGAAAAGAACCGGCCAGAAGTTGACGGCTGGACAACCAGCGGATACGGCCTGATCCTCAACGGGAAGCCGGTAAAGCCTATCGAGGAGAGCGGCGAAGAGGAGCCGGATATAGACGAGATCGAGGAGGTATAACCTCTCATGTACAGATACGACTGGATAGAAGAAATCCCTATTCAAAAATATAATCCCAACCACGACCGGATGGGAAGATTCTCAAGCGCAGGGAACGGCGGTGCGATTCAAACGTCGCACCCACCCGGCAAATTTGGAGACCATGGTAAGATCGACCGGGAGGCCGGCATAAACGCCTGCGCGGAACTGACGCACACCGGAAAGAAGCAGGCTGAAAAGATGGCCAGAGCTGCGTACACCTTCACAACAGGCGAGTATTCAAAGATCCGGAAATTCCAGCAGGACGGGCCTCCGCCAAACCGAATAGCCGCATCCAGCAACGTCGAGAAATTTATAAAGAAGTCCCCGAAATGGAACGGCGGAACGCTTTACAGAGGAATCGGCGTGGACAGAGAGACCGCAGATACAATCGTCCAAAACTGCCGAGAAGGAAAGACCATGGGAATGCTCGGTACATCCTCCTGGTCCAGCAGCAAAAAAGTCGCTCGGATGTTTGCCAGACGGCAAAAGGCGGATGTGAAAATAACATTCGTGACCAGGGGAAAACAGAACGGAACAAGCGTAAAATACCTGAGCAAGTACGCTTTCCAGGATGAGGTCCTGTGCAGCAAAGACGCCAGGTGGAAACCGACCAAAGTAATAGAAACCAAACGCGGGTATACAATTTTATGCGACCCGGTAAAATAAGGAGGAACAGCGATGAAGGAAAAAAAGATTGTAGACAGATGGGGCACCGACGCGGGAGTGGCATTCTTCGACGATGACGGAAAAGAAACACGTGTGACGGATAAGAAAAAGACGCGCAAGATCGAAAAGTCAATCCGCAGAGATAAGAAGATTGTGAGAAAGTAAAATGCAACGGTATTATTACAAATTCGGCAATATGTGGCTGCATTGCGAAGGGACCAGCAGGAAAGCCGTCCAGGAAAGCCTCCAGGAAGTAACGGACGAAGTGCTCACCGAAAACGAGGCGCAGATCAGGGCGGAGACCGACCCGGAGCTGCAGGACGCCATCGAGTGCGCAGCAATGTGTGATCTGATGTGCAATTGACCGAAAAAAAACAGAAAGACCTGGCTGGGGAAACCCAGCTGTGTCTCGTTTTGTGATAATATTTTGTTATAATCAAGAAAGGAGCAGCAAGCAGCCATGGCCACAAAGCTGAAGAAAATGAAGCTGACCAGCGTGGACCTGGTAAGAGCCGGCGCAAACCAGGAGGCGGACATATGCCTCTATAAGAGCGCGGACCCCCAGGAAACCACAGAAGGCCCTGCAGAGGACGAAAAGAACATCTTCAAACGATTCCTCGCATTTATCCGCGGAACCCCCACAAAGGCCGAAAATGAGCCTCACAGCCCAGTCGTGAAAGCAGAAGAACCTGCAGACATTGAAAGCATCTACAAATCAGCCCTCGTCGAATCTATCCACAGCATCTATACAGACGACAATCTCACAGAAATCGAAAAGAAAGCCATGGCCGAACAGAGCATCGGGCAGTTTCAAGAGAGAATGAAAGAGACCTGGGACGATGAATGGGACGATGACGACCCAGAAGACTGGAACGACGAATGGGATGATGATCCCGATGACGATCCGGAAGACGACCGGTATGACGACATCGAGGAAGTCGAGGTGCAGAAGTTTAATCCGAACCATGATTCTGAGGGTAAATTCTCTTCATCTGGTGGAGGTGGCGGAGCAGCACCGGCAGCAGGAGGCGGAGCGGCAGAGCATGTCAAAGCACTGAACAATCTCCCGAAGAAAAATGGCATGAGCAAAGTAGGATACGAAGAGATCAAAGCCTACGAAACTGTGCTGAATAAAATTCCAAAAGGAACGAAATTGTCACTGAAACGAGATGCAGGCACTGACACCTTTGAACGGACATCGGATTCTGAAATGGGATTAAGCTGGAAACACACCAGAGCACCATGGGGAAAAGTGGACAATGTAAGCAGCTTCGACGTAGGGCACTGGCTCGCCGGGAGAGGAGTTACTGAGCGCGGCCCTATAGAGCTGATGAAGTCCAGTCCGAGTGAATCCTCTGTGCGCAAGTACAACGAAAATCATGGCGCTGACGGAAAATTCACTACCAGCGGTGGCGGAGGTGCTGCGCCGGCAGCAGGAGGCGGACAAGGTGACACCAAATACGACAAGCCCTACCACAATCAAGCCAGACGTCTTGCTGAAAATGTGGGCAGCAAGAAAATGTCCGGGGAAATATCTGCAAAAAAAGTGAAAGAAGCCATCGGAAGAGGTGGGACCGTAAAAGAGTTTGCAGGGAAAGCCTATATGATTTCTCCACAGCCCAGCGGTGGGATCGCTTGTTATACAGGAACAAAAGGTGCACGCGGAAAATTCAACATTGAAAGATTCACATCTGGGCTCCGAACATTAGAGGATGCACAGATGTGGGGAGTGGGCACCATTCTCAATAATAACTGAGTTGGCCAGGCCGTCAGGCCATAAAATAAAACTCAAAGAAAGGAAGATGTCAACATGAAAATCGACAAAAGTAGATTTACACCCGATGAGCTGACCACGTACAAGGCTCTGATCGCCAAGGCCGTAGTCCCGGATGACGAAGGCATGGAGGAAGAAAAGCCTGACTTCCCTCCCAGGAGTAAAGTCGTCGAGGAAGAGGAAGTGGCTGTCGAAGAGGAAGATACAGAAAAAGGATGCTCGACAAGAAAGTCTGCTGATCCTGCTCTGACCGCAGCCCTGGAGCGCATGGAGCGCCTGGAAAAGAGCATCGAAATGCAGGAATTTACTAAGATCGCAAAGCGTTACGCAGCCCTGGGAGAAGACGAGGAAGAGCTGGCGCATACCCTCTACGACATGCATAAGTCCGACCCGGACAACTACGCTGCATACGTTAAGATCCTGGATAAGTCCCTCGACATGGTCGAGAAGTCCGGACTGTTCGCAGAAATCGGCAAGTCTGCTGGCGGCTATAGCACCGCAGGCGGCACCGTAGAAAAGGTCAACCAGATCGCAGGCGATATCATGAAGTCTGATCCCGGCATGTCCAGAGAGCAGGCCATCGCAAAAGCCTGGACCGATCATCCTGAGCTGGTCGAAGAGTACGATAGAGAGTACAAAGAAAGAAGATAAAAGAAAGGAGCAAACCAAATGGCACAGGGAAATGTTTCTACATACGAGCTTACGAAATCGTATGTAACCACACAGATCAATGACAGCTCCACCATCGCTATGACTGCAGGCGAAGCAATCGAAGACGTGAGATGCCGTGCGGTCAAATTTGACTCATCCGGCAATGTCGTCCTTGCAGGAGCAGGAGACAAGCCTCTCGGCGTCGGCATCATCACAAACGTCGTAAATATCCCGTCAGGCGGCCATGTAGATGTGCAGTACAAGAACATCGGCCTTGTATATGCAGGCGGAGCGTTCGCAAAGGGCACACCGCTGTCCGTAGATGCAAACGGGTGCTTCGTAGCAGCCACAACCGGAGAATCCGCAACAGCAGTCGTAGCAGTCGCGCTTGAAGCAGCTGGCGCAGCAGGTGTGTACACCAGAGCGCTGCTGACCATGGGCAACGGCTACGAAGCATAATCCAGAGGAGGTAAAAGAGAATGAATGGAATCACCCCCGAAAGCCTGATGTATAACATCCAGAAAGGCTCATTTAAACCTAATATCTACCTGACAAACCTGGCCATGGCTTACTTCCAGGACGCCAGCAGGTACGTTGCAAAGTCCATCTTCCCGATCTGCCCTGTACAGCTGTCCAGCGCGAGATACTATGTATTCCCGAAGGAAGACCTGCTGCGGGATAACGTCAGACCTAAGCCACAGTTTGGCAAAGTAGAGCCCGCGCAGTTTGGCCACCTGGACCAGAGCTACCAGGTCTCCGTCGACCAGATCATCGTCGGCGTAGACCAGATCAGCGCACTCGACTACCGCAGGACAAACGCCCCCGGCTTCATTGATCCCCGCCGCGCAAAGGCAAAATTCATCGCAGAGCAGATGCTCCTCCATCAGGACATCACCTTTGCAAACAACTATTTCAAGACCGGCATCTGGTCAAACGAGTGGACCGGCGTGGCTTCCAACCCCAGCACAAATCAGTTCCTGAAATTCAACGACGATAACTGCGACCCCGTTGTCCTGATCGACACCATCTGCACTTCCGTAGAGCAGAATACCGGCAGACGCCCCAACAGGCTCGGCCTCGGCAAAAACGCATTCAATGCCCTCAAAGCGAACCCCAGCGTGATCGAGAGAGTCAAGTACGGCGGCTCTTCCGCAAACCCCGCAACCGTCAACGAGAAGGTCCTCGCTGAGCTGTTCGGCATTGAGAAAGTCGTTGTATTCAGCTCGATCTACAATGCCGGCCAGGTCGGAGAAACAGACATGAACTTCATCTGCGACCCCGACGCAGCGATCCTCGCATACGCCACCAGCGCACCTGCCATCGACGAACCCTCCGCAGGCTACATCTTCACCTGGGACATGCTCGGCAACGGCCAGTATATGCCCACACTGCAGTATGACGGCGAAGGCGGCACGCACTCCGAATTCATGGAGGGTCTGTTCGCAGCAGACATGAGAAAGACCAGTGACGATCTGGCAGTATTCCTGAAACAGTGTGTATAAGTCACAAAGGAGAGATAAACCATGACCTATGTAGCACAGAAACCGTGCCGGTTAGCAGGTCAGGCGTTCCTCATTGGCGATGTTATCCCGGATGAAGTGATTCATCCGGGAGCCGCCAAAAATCTCCTCAGAATGGGCATTATTAGCACAATCGGAGAGGAAACACCGCCTGCAGTGACTAAAGTAGAAAAAGACCCGATCACTGTATATGTCCACACAGAGGAAGGAGAACTGGACTGCCACCCTACGCAGGAAAGCCTGCAGCAGGTATTTGATGTTCTCCAGGGAAACGTCACAACCGCGGAGACCACCATCAATGTAATGACTGATCCGGACGCCCTGATCCTTATTGATGTGTGCGACAGCAGGAAATCCGTAAAAGCTGCAGTAAAAGAGCGTGGACTGCTGCTGGCAGGAGACCATGAAACCACGGAGGAAGCAGGTGAGAATTAATGCGTAGTTTTACGTATGATCCCACAAAAATCACAGACGGCGGCGTGGACCAGATGCGATTCGAGCTCGGAGACACCGTAGTCGATATGGAGGGAATAGCAAGCCCTCTGTGCGACGAAGAATATGATGCTATCCTCGACAAATACAAAAACTGGCGGCTGGCAAAGCTCAAATGCTTGGAAGCCATCGTAATGAAGATGAGCTATGAGGTGAACACCAGCGTCGGCGGCCTTTCCTACAGCCTGGACCAGCGATATGAGCGCTGGAAAAAGCTCCTGGAGGAAGACAAAAAGATCATGGCCGGAATCGCAGGCGTTCCAGTCGCAGGAGACCCGAACAGCCTGATCCCGCACGGTCTCACACCTACGCCCTACTACCATGACGATATGCAGGCAAACCTGCGTAAGTTTTAGGAGGCAGAATAATGACATTCAGACCACAGCTGCGGCCAGGCCAGGGATTCAAACCGTTCACTGTTTACGAAAGAGAAGGAACGAAAACGGTGACTGGCAGACCGTATACCGGAAACCTTGTAAAAAAAGGCACCTTCTACGGAATGATTTCACAGGCCAGTCCGAAAGAGCAGGAGCAGTGGAAGCAGCTGGGGACACCGATCACGCACACCATCGTCCAGCGCGGTACCAGAAACCGTGCTAAAGGCAATGATGTGCTGGAATTAGCGCCTCCCACAGGCTGCTGCAGCGAAGAAATCGAGCCCCGGCGTTTTCTGGTAAAAGGTGACCCGCAGGATCCTGGCGAGCTTGGACACTTTCTCGTCTACAGAGTCGAAGAAAGGAAGGACCTGCAATGAGCAATGTATCTTTAGAGTATGTGGTCGGGAAAATCACTGACAGCATAAAGCTCCAGATGGAATCCCGCGCCTACAGAGGATCGAATGAGCTCAGGACAGCAGCGCTGCTGGTCCTCAGAGGCCAGCGTAGCGGCCGTATTTACCGCGTACCGGGCACAAAAAGAAGTTACCAGGCATCTGCACCAGGAGAACCTCCCGCGGTCAGAACGGGCATTTTCAGGCTTTCCTGGCAACCCAAATCTTATGTCGGTTTCGGTTCCTACATTTCCAGAATTGAGACAAACTACGCGGTACAGAACGGACATACACTGGGTGACTACCTGGAAAACGGCACCAGCCGAATGGCCCCGCGTCCTCACCATGACAGGATACTGGAACAGGCAGAACCCAAAATCGTAAGAATCTATAATCAACCGTATTTCTAAAAAGGAGGCAGGCCGATGATTGAACAGGCACTATACGAGCATCTGATAGCGCAGGAAAATCTGGCGGCATACCTCACGACATATAACGGAATACCGGCTGTGTTTAACCAGGAAGCACCTGCAGATAATGACGCCCTCTGGGGAGACGGCCCTCAGTACGGACGGATCGTGTTTGCAGTCGATATCCAGGGTGACCCGGAGCGGACCATGGGCGGAATGCTGACGGTCGATATCCAGTGCAAAGAGAATTTGCAATTCCCGGAAGTAATCGAACCGATTATCCGGTCATTGATTCACGGCTGGTTTTTTAGCAGCGGTACATTTACGGTCGAGGCGCAGTTTAAAAACTCGTCATACTTTACGGAACCGACCGATAAAGTAACCGGATGCACGGTCACGTTTGACCTCCTGGCATTTCCGATCATGACGACCGGCAGCCCGGACGTCATAGAGAGGATCAATGAGTGGAGCGCAGAGATTGACGGCCTTAGCGTTATCAACCATGACGAGCTACCGTCAACGGCGTGGAGGCCGGACAGCGGAAACTCGGCTATCTACTGGCGGCTGGTCAATGACAACCCTGCCAACTGGATACCTGATACGTTCCAGACGATCTGGCGGACAGCGACCATCCGGTGCCACATTTTCAGTGCGGATCATGCCGGAGCGGATACCGTAGCCAGGGATTTGATTACCGCGCTGTACACCGCAAAACGGCTTCTAAAGACCGGAGAGACGCCTATCATGGTGAACGTCCGGAACACCGTGGACAGCGGCGCAGACCCACTCAGAACGGGCCAGCTGACCGTAGAAGCCACCTATGCAATCATCGTCCATTATGAACCGGACCAGATGATCGAACACATCCACGAAAACCTGGACAATACCAGCTTCACAATCGAATGAAAGGAGATCAACCATGGCGAAAAAGGAAGAGGCCACCGCGCAGAAATTACCGCAGGAACAGGTGTACACCGCGGAACAGCTCACGGAAGCCTGTCACATTTTCGGCGTAAGAAGAGAGATCGTGGTCGTGGCTCTGCGGCTCGCAGGTAAAAAGTCTGCGACGGTAACAGAAGCCAGAACAATCATCGACGATTTCAAAAATAAGGAGGTCAAATAAATGGCTGTTTTTTACAACGCGGGCGAACAGAAAAACCGGCCCGGACTTTATCAGAGATACGTTAATGCGGCTTTTGCTTCGCAGGGTGAATCCGACGCCAGAGACGGAATCTGTGCAATCCCGATCCAGGCATCCTGGGGCCCCCTGGGCAAAGTCGTAGCAAACTCTAACAGCATCCAGCTGCAGACCAACTACGGCTACGGCACATACGGAGCCGGCTACACCGTCCCCGCTGCCGCTGCCATGTTTGCAGGAGGCGCAGCCACGGTCTACACCTACAGACTGGGCACAGGCGGCACAAAAGCGACCAAAGCTATCGCAGGCGCAGCAGAAGGCCAGAGCCTGACGGTTACCGCAAAATACGAGGGCACAATGCCTATCGCCGTAGCGATCCAGGCAAAGCTCGGAGATTCTACAAAGAAAACGATCTTCATCTACGCAAATTCTGTGCAGGTTGAATCTTTCGACTTTACTGCAGACAGCACAAACGAAGGAAATAACCTGATCGCGGCTGTCGCAAATTCCAACTACATCACCATCGCGGTGACCGCATCCTCTACTGTTCCGGCGACAGTCCCTGCTCTTGCACTGGCAGCCGGCGCCCTGACAGGAGGCACAAACCCCACAGTCACAAATGGCGACTACTCGAACGCATTTGCAGCGCTTGAGCCTTATTACTACAACACCATCGCCCTCGACGTGGACGACGACGAGAACATGACGCTGAGCCTTCTGCTCCAGGCATATCTCGACGGCGCATACCAGACCGGAAAGCTCGGTATCGCAGTCGTCGGAGAAAAAACCACCGTCACGTTTTCAACCAGGCTGCAGCACGCTCAGAGCTTCGATGACGCGAAAGTGGTTTACCTCGGCGGCGGCTACATGGCTGGCACAGAGAACAAAGACGGCGCCCTGGCGATCTGCTACACGGCTGGAGTTATCGCCTCCACACCGTCCAACCAGGGCATCACTCACACCACCATCAGCGAAGCTACAGACCTGTGCGAGTCCCTGACATACGCTCAGTATTCCACAGCCGTAGAATACGGCATGCTGATGATCTCCATGGGTCCTTCCGGAGAAATCTGGTATGATTCCGGCATTACCACATTCACCGACGAAGAGAACGCCACGCAGGACGCAGGCTGGAAGAAAATCCGGCGCGTAAAAGTCCGTTTCGAGCTGATCGACAGACTGGACAGAGAGCTGGCCCCGAAAGTCGGCAGAGTTTCCGCAGACTCTGACGGCGTAGCAGACATCGTCCAGGCAGGCCAGCGTGTGCTTGATGCCATGTCCGAGACAGAAGGCAAGCTGCAGGCCGGCGCGACATTCAAAGAGGATCCTGACTATCCGTTCACTTCTGACAGCGCATGGTTCATCATCGTTGCAAACGATGTAGACAGCCTGGAGAAGATCTATCTGCAGTATCAGTTTAGATACAGCCAGGAAGCGTAAAGGAGGCTATGAGAAATGGGAAGAAATAATACCCTGAACACCACAGAGCTGATGACCGGCAAAGACGGCCGTCTGTTCGTGGAATTCAACAAGAAAAACTATTTTCTGGCGGAGATCAACACCTACTCCGTCAATATGAACGTCAATACAGCAGAGAAGCAGCCGGTAGGAAGCATCCTGGTCCACAGAATCCCCACCGGCGTCACGTTCGACCTGACCTACACAGAAATGGTCGTCAGAGACGATCTGATCATGGAGCCTCTGCTGGAAGCAATCCAGAATGGCCAGATTCCTGTCTACAACTTCCAGGGCGTCGCGTACAAACCCGATGGTCAGGAGCAGCGCCTGGCATTTAACAACGCTGTGCCTAACGGAACCTTCGGAATCCAGACCCTCACACCCGGAGAGGTTATCGAGAGAGAACAGAGCTTCGCGCTCAACTCTATCCCGTCCTTCATTTCCGCACTTGCATCCACATACCTGTCCTAACCACAGTCACCAAACAGTAACCAAACAGAAAGAGCCCCGTCAATCACGGGGCTCTACACAAAAAAAGGAGGAACAACCATGGCAGCGAATAAAGAAGAGAAAGATATCACCGGGCTGGACCAGGCAACAGACCGCAAAGAAACAGAATACGATCTGGTCAAAGCCCTGCTGGAAGCGTCTGAATTTAAGACAGATGAAGACGCTGTGCAGGAAGTAGAAATTAAAAGGGGAGGGAAGTATCTCTTCACAGTCCACCTGCATCCGATCAATGAGCCGGACGCCACCATGGCCAGAAAAAAATCGACCGTCTACATGCCCAATCCTAACGGCAAGAAACTGCCGCCTATTGAGAAGGAGAGGAATACGGCCAAATTTAACTCCTGGCTGATCTATCTGGCGACCACGGAGGAGGATCAGGAAAAAATCTGGGGCAACCGGGCAATCATGGAAAAATTCAACCTGGCGCAGCCTTATGAGAGCATCGACTGCCTGCTCACCCTGGGAGAGAAGCAGAAGCTCGTGGAGCTGGTAATGGACCTGAGCGGCCTCTCTGACGATGAAGAGGAAATCAACGAGGAAGAATACGCAAAAAACTGATCGAGGAAAGCGACCTGGCATACTGCCTCCATGTCGCATTCCAGAATCAACATTTAGAGCCGGGGGTCCTTATGGGCCTCCGTACTCGTAATGACAGGATACCTGCCGGAGAGCGGGCCTTCATTTTGGCATCAATAAAAAAGGCAGTAACAGAGGGCGACACGCCCGTCAAAGTGCGTAATTTCAGCAGCAAAAAGAACGGAGGTAAAGGCTGATGGCTTATAACAAAGTCGTGATAGACGTTGAGGCGAGATTCGTAGATAACGTCACCGGTCAAGTTAATAAGGCAGATAAAGCCGTAAACAACCTCGGAAAGAAACGGCCGAAAGTAGTAATCGACGCAGACAATGCCAAAGCTGACAGCAAAATCAACAATACTGGAAAAAAGATAGATAACCTGGGGAGAAAGAAGTCAAGAACCAGACTCGAAGCGGAGGATAATGCCTCTAAAACCATCGACAGAGTGCTGGACAGGCTAAAAAGAATTGGGGACCGTATCTTCACAGCAACCGTGAGGATACGCGACTCCGCAGCCCTGTCTACTCTTAACAAGATCAGTGATACAGCGATGTTCCTGGCGGGTAAGACTTTCACGGCCACCATGAAAATCAAAGACCTGGCCCTTTCACCGCTGACGATGATCAAAAATACGATATTTAGCATAAAGGGTCTGATTGCCGGAATTTTTACAGGAATAGCAGCTAAGCAGTTAGTAGGCATGCCCATCGGCCTGGCTGACCAGTATTCTGGCGCCAAAATTGGTTTCCAGACCCTGCTCGGTGATGTGTCCGGCCAGAAGATGATGGATGACCTGGATGCTTTCGCAAAGGCTACACCGTTTAAGACGTCTGAGGTTATCGCCAGCACCCAGAAGATGATCGCCATGGGCTGGAGTGCCGAGAACATCATAGAAGACATGACCACAATCGGTGATGCGGCAGCGGCAACCGGTAAGGGAGAAGAAGGACTGAACAGGATCGTCCTGGCACTGGCACAGATCAAAGCCAAGGGCAAACTGTCTACAGAAGAGCTGAACCAGCTGGCTGAGTCCGGCATTGCTGCAAAAAGATACATAGCAGAAGGACTTGGCTACGGCACGGGTGACGAAGCGATAATGAAGCTGTCTAAAGACCTCGAAGGCGGTGCAATAGCAGCAGATGCGGCTATCCAGGCAATTATGTCCGGCATGAAAGAGTACGAGGGCATGATGGCGAAGACCGCAAACGAGACTGTAGCGGGCCTGAAATCGCAAATCGAGGATACGTTCGAAATTAACATCTTCCGCCGCTGGGGCCAGGGCCTGCAGGACGGAGCGAAGCGCGGTCTCGGATCAATCGTCAAACTTCTGGACACAGCAGATGCAAGCCTGCAGAAACTCGGAGATATGCTCTACGAAATCGGTGAAGCGGTTTCTGGATGGGCAGCAGACAAGCTCGAAAGTGCCGTCAAAAAGATCCAGGAACTCGTGGAAACAGAAGAGTTTGAAAATGCCGACCTTCCCGGAAAAATCAAGATTCTGTGGGACGGCGTAGTAGCAGACCCTATCAAAGAGTGGTGGAACGGCGGAGGCCAGGAGAAAGTATCCGAAACGGCAGGAAAAGTCGGCAAATGGATCGGACAATTCATATCCTCTATGTGGATCGGGATCTTCAAAGGCACAGATGCCCTTATTGATAACGACGGAGTGGCAAAAGAAGGCGCAGGTGTAGCTGAATCGTTTGTCCGCGGATTTTTAGAAGGATTTGATGGCCAGGCTATCACAGATGCATTTGTAAGCGCCATAAAGAACGTGTGGCAGGCTATGCCCACCTGGGGCAAGGTCCTGCTCGGCGGAGTCGCAGCCGGAAAGGTAGCCGGGGGAATACAGACTGTGGCAGGCGGAGCCGCGTCCCTTATGGGAGGTGTCGGCGCACTGATCGGAACACCCGGCAATGCCATGGTAAGTGGTACCGGCCTGTCCAGCATGTTTGCAGGATTAGGCTACACATTAACTGGCGGTGCTGCAGAATCGGCATTAAGCGGCGGAGCAGCAGCAACCATCGGCGCTGGTGCTCTGGCGGGCGTGGCTGGCGGCGTCTACGGAGGATATTCGGGCTATCAGGGCGTAAAGCAGATCGTAGAGGGTGAAAAAGAAGGCGACGCTGTGAAGCAATCAAGTGGCTTAATAAAAGCCGGTGGCGTGGTCTCAGGCGCAGGAGCAGGCGCGGCAGTAGGTACCATGATCCTTCCTGGCATCGGTACTCTGATCGGAGCCGGAATCGGAGCCGGCGTCGGAGCTTTGGCAGGAAACTATGGAAGCAAAAAGCTCGAAGAGTGGGATGCGGCTCAGAAATCAATGACCGAACTGACAGAAACAGCCGATGAATCTGCAGAAGCGGCAGAGGCCATGGAGCAAAGACAGGCTGACGCGGCTAAGTTTTTAAAGAACAGCTTCGGAGATTTAACTATGACGCTCTCGGAAATTGAGGTGCTGGCGAAGAACATCACACTCGGTGATAACGCCACGAATATATCTCAGTTTACAGAGGCAACAGCAACAGCTATCAGCAGCTTCCAGGAACTGAAAACAATAACCGCTGCAATGAACAAATGGAACTGGAGAGCCAGTGTCGGCTTCAAATTCAGTGACACAGACAAAGAAAGCTATCTCGAAACTGTAACGGCTTATATAGCCAGCGCGGAAAAGGTCGTAGAGGATCAGCACTACATGTTCACCGCAGCAGTAAACATGCTTATAGAGCCCGAAGAAGGAGAAGAGAACAGCATCATCAATAATGCTAATAAATACTTCGGAGGGCTGCAGGAACAGCTGAATGAGCACGAAACGAAGCTCACAGAGCAGGTCAACATAGCTCTGGAAGACGGAATTATAACCGCAGACGAGCAGAAAATCATAGCAGATTTACAGTCGAAGATCGACGAGATCACTAACAAGTTTGCTAAGACCCAGGCGGAAGCAGAGCTCGAAGCCATCAAGATCAAATTCAGCTCAGGTGAGCTCGACAAAGACTCCTACGAACAGCTGCAGCAGCAGCTGCAGGCGCAGATCGAATCCTCCACAGCGACCTACGACACAGCACTGACAAGCTCTATCACAAACCTGAAACTGCAGCTGGAAGATGGAGCCATCGATCAGGCGGAATACGACGAACAGATAAAAGCGCTCACAGAAGGTTATACGGCAAATGTAGATGAGATCAAAGCAAATGCAGCGAACGTTCAGTTTGAGATTCTGGGCGACGCCATGAGTGATGTCCTGGGGGACGACGCAAAGGCAAAGCTGCAGTCGGCGCTGGAGAACTCCCTGAAAGACGGAATAGACCCTATAGACTGGTCACCAGAACAGGCAGCCAAATACCTGAACACGGATTCACTGTCTACGCAGGCCAGCGATGCCATCAGCATGTCTCTGTCGAACATAGCTGCAACACTGCCGGAAACGAAAGTGCCTCTGTCTGTGACATACGAACCGCCAGCGGATAAAGAAGTACAGATTCAGACGACATTAATGCCTCTGGAAATGTATGAATTTTCAACCGAGGGCGATATTACTGCAAAATATTCAGCAAACAAATTCCAGGGCAGAAAAAAGGAAGACTTCGGAATCCAGGACAGCTACAATAAGTCAACAGACCTCTACCTGACAGTAAACAGGCACGTAACAACAGTAGGAGACCCTGTGCCGAGCGGCGCAGGAGGTTTCCGCGGTGGTATCTTCTATCCGGCTGGAAGATCAGCCAGACGGTTCTCCACCGGAGGTATCGTAAAAGGCGGAGCCCAGCTGATCACAGTCGCAGAAGAGGGCAGCCCGGAAATGGTCATTCCCTTAAGCAGCCAGCGGCGCGAGCGCGGCCTGAAGCTGTGGGAAAAGGCAGGGCATATGCTGGGCGTTCCCGGATTTGCTACGGGCGGCCTCGTCGGAGATGCTGATGAAGGAATCCGCAACATGCAGTATGACAGCGGAGACGGAGGAGCTGGCGGCCAGACCGTGCAGGTCGAAGTCGGCGGAATCACCATCGAAATCCAGGTCAACGGCAATGAGAGCGGTAACATTTCAGAGGCGATCAGAGCGCAGGCGAACGACATCGCAGATACAGTGGCCGGTGTGCTTGTAGAGGCATTCCGGGCGCAGTTTGCGAATACTCCGACCAGGGGAGGTGTCGCATGATTTACTCGACAGATAAAAAGCAGAATGTAGAAATCGTCATAAAAGAGCGGTCCGGCAGCAGGCAGATACGTGTGCCATGGCTGCCGGAAGAGGTCGAATACGGCGGTGGAAACACAATACGCGCTACATATGATATCCTGGACAGAGGACCTGTCGACGTACCAACCGGGGAAGACCTCGCCACAATCAGCTGGAGCAGCATCTTCCCTGGTGGCCTGCGTACAGACGAGAACCTGCTGCACGGCCAGTGGTACCATCCCCGCTATTACCACAAGATCATAATCGACTGGAAGAACAACGGGACACCCCTGAACGTAATGCTGACGGGGTATCCCATCAATATAAACGTCGTCCTGGACAAATACAGTGCAAAAGCGGGCGGACCTTTCGGAGACTGGGAATACAAGATAGCCTTCGTAGAAGACCGGGAAGTGGTCGTAAAATCCAGCACCGTAAAGCGGCAGACAAAAAAGACGATCACCTACACGCTCAAAAAAGGAGATACGCTGTGGAAAATAGCGCAGAAGTATCTCGGCGCAGGATCAAAGTGGAAAACGATCTATAATGCCAATAAGACGATCATCGAGCAGCAGGCAAAGAAGCACGGAAAGAAATCCTCTGATAACGGTAAATGGCTCTATCCAGGCGTTAAAATCACGATTCCTCAGTAAGGAGGTGCGAAAGTGGCCTCTAAGGAAAATCCAATCTACAGAACGGTCATATACGACGGGAACACGAAGTACAACATAACGCCTGCCGTAACAAATATTGAATTTGAGGATCAGGAAAAACAGCTGGCGCAAAGCGTGACAATCACCATCATGGATATGAAAATCACTTCGAAAGGGAAGTGGCTGACGAGCATCCTCAAAGTCCGGCAGCGCGTGTACATTTACGCAAATGACGGCAGCAAAGACGGTGAGGTGTTCCGCGGCTACATTTGGACCCGGCAGTATTCGAGAAGCAACGACGGCCATGAGCTCGACCTGAAATGCTATGATAACCTGATCTACCTGCAGGAATCGGAAGATTCCCTGTATTTTTCAAAGGGCAAAAAGACGAATGCCGTAATGAGCAGCATCGCAAAGCGCTGGGGATTGTCGATATCCTACAGCTACTCCACCATCACGCACGGAAAGCTGGCGCTCAGAGGAACGCTGTCAGATATCATTATCTCGGACATTTTGGAACCGGTCAGGAAAAAGACCGGGAAAAGATACGTGATCCAGAGCATACAGGACAAGCTGTACGTAAAGCCGATAGGATCAAACACTACGGTATACGAGATCAAAGCTGGCCAGAACGCCATATCTACCAAAAGCGAACAGAACATGGAAGATATGGTCACGAAGGTTGTAATCTTGGGAAAGCAGGATAACAACAACAAGTACCCGGTCAAAGCAACCGTATCGAAGAACACCGGAACATACGGCACGCTGCAGAAGCTCCAGGACATCGGAGATGAAAAACTGGCAGCAGCCAAAAAAGAGGCGCAGGCCACCATCAATGAGAACAGTTCTCCAAAATGGCTCTACGAAGTCACAGCTGTGGATATCCCGTGGATAAGAAAAGGTGATAAAATAAAGATCAAAGCAGGAGATATCGATAAAACGCTGACAGTAACATCTCTCGAACGGTCCATCGAAAACAAAAAGAAGACAATGACTCTCACCTTAAAAAACTGGTAGGAGGCAGTTATGAACAACAACATACAACGGCTGGGAAGGATTCTGGCCGACCGCATGGTGCTCACGTCAAATGCAGCTGTCCCTCTGACGGTGGAACTGGGAGTCATAAATGACAACCTGACACTGACGACAGACAGCATACCGGCAGAGATCCCAAAGGGTGACTACATGAAGCCAAAAGGACAGAGCCTCAGCGCAGGAGACCGTGTGCTGGTGGTCTGGTGCCAGAACGAGCCGGTCATAGCGGCAGTGGTTGTCAGCAGTTAGGAGGATAAAATGGCGGATACAAACAATCTGTTCCCGGACGCTTACGAAGATGAAGAAACCGTAGCGGACGAGATAGTAAGCTCCGAACGAGTAGGATACAGGCCAGGGATCGCATTTAACTATACGTCCGGGGATTTTGTCCGCGACGGAAGGAACAGGCTGCTGGAAAGCACCGGCGTCGAATCCTGGCAGCAATGGTGCGTGAACTGCATCCAGACGGAGCGGTATAAACACCTGGCATATAACACCGACTTCGGGTTAGACCTGGATGCTGTGTTTGCAGCGACCTCACGGGCCGAAGCAGAAAGCATCCTGACCAGGGAAATAAACGACGCAATTATGGCTGATCCTTACGAGAGGACCGCATACATTGACAACATACAGTACAGCTGGAAATCTCCCGACTCGGTAATCGTCACAGCAACTATCGTCGGGATTGACGATACCACCATCGATATCACAGCAAACGTCACGCAGGAGGAATCATAATGGCCGCAGAATTTACGACTCCAACTTTTCTTGAACCCTACACTGTCGACGGCATATACCAGCAAATGGTTGATGTGTTGCCGCCCGATATTGACACAAGCCAGGGCTCACACGTCTACAACCTTACCTATCCCACAGCACTGGTGCTCTCGGAAGTGTGCGAATACGTCCTCCCGCAGGTGATCCAGCTGATCTTCCCTCAGTGGTCATATGGAGAATACCTGGACGCCCACGCAGAAACGCGCGGAATGACCCGGAAAGCAGCCACAGCAGCCGCGGGAGAGATTACCATCACCGGAGTAGCCGGAACAGTCATCCCTGCCGGCTCCGCCTTTTCTACCGCCTCACTCAACCAGGATGATCCCTCTATCACGTATGACACGCAGGAAGCAGTGACAATACCTTCATCAGGTTCAATTACTGTAGCTGTAGAATGCGAACAGCCCGGCACAGTCGGTAACGCAGCTGCGAACACCGTGATCATTGTCTCCAGCACCATCACCGGAATATCCAGCGTCACGAACGCGGAGCCGATGATCGGAGGAACAGACGAGGAGACGGATGAAGCTCTCATAGCCCGAATTGTAGAGTACGACGTATCCCAGGGCGACAGCTACACTGGAAACGTATCGGACTATAAGCGCTGGGCCCTGAGCGTAGCAGGCGTAGGGAGCGCCCTGGTGATCCCGGCAAACGACGATACCGGCCTGGTCACCATCGTAATAACCGATTCGAACGGCGCGCCCGCAACCGAAACACTGTGCACAGAGGTTTATAATTATATTATGCAACCGGATGACCCGGACGCACGGCTGGCACCGGTCAACGCATTCCTTCATGTAGTAGCCCCGACGATAGTAGATATCGGAATCCAGGCGACAGTCGAACTGGTAGCAGGCTACGATCTGAGCACCGTAGAAGCCGCGTTTTTGACGAATGTGGCCTCTTATCTCAGCGAGGCATTGTCGGACGGGGAAATCAAAATAACGCGCGTAGAGGCCATATTGTCGGCCACAAAGGGCATAAACGACTTCACTGCCATGCAGATTGGAATCGTCGGCACATCCTCCACGACCTACGGCAGCAGCAATATAGCGCTGACCGGATTTCAGATACCGCAGATCGTCGCGGGAGACCTGGACCTGACAGAAGGAGATGTATCCACGCACGGCAGGACCTCTATCTAAGCGACAGACGACGGAGAAGGGAACGTCACCATCGACGGTGCCACTGCAACGTCAGACGGCAACGGGAATGTAACTCTAACATTGTAAGGAGGGCATCTTGAACTACAAGACAGAGATGATGCAGGAAATCCTGACAAATCCCAAAGCGCAGGAGATAATCGACTATGTGACACCGCTGTACGGAGCAAGCTACGTCGGCCTCTGGATTTACCAGGCGATAGGAACTGTGCTGGGAGCCGCCTACGATCTTTCCGCAGAGCTCATGGCTGAGACGAACCCGGAAATGACGACAAAGCTGCTGGATTACTGGGAATCCGAATACGGAATAACTCCGGACCCGGAGCTTACCATCGAGCAGCGCCGGCAGAGAATCATAAATAAAATCCGAACTGTCGGATCTTGCACGCCGGCCAGACTGGAAGCAGCAATATCAGCAGCCATCGGCGGCATAGGCGTCGAAATCACCGAAAGAACGGCAAAAAACCAGTTTACTGTATCGATCATCGGAGCCACATCCCTGGCCCCGGTGATCGAGGTCGTAGAACGGATGAAACCGGCACACCTGACATATGTCATTCGAGGTGCCGTCAATATAAGCGCCACGAACAACCAGAACATAGCTATAGCGCTTACTTACGCTGAGAGCTACAAAGTGGAGGTACAGTAATGAGCACAATATGGAGCAACGCAGTTATAACGACAAAAGGACTGTCCCTGCTGTCGAAACTTATCGAAGGAGACACCCTCACCATCACAAGAGCGGTCACCGGATCAGGAACAGTCGCCACATCGGCCCTGCCGTCGCAGACAGCAGTCACGTCGCAGAAGCAGACCCTCAGCTTCAGAAACATCAGCTATCCGGCAGCAGGGAAATGTGCCGTCCCTGTTTATTTGACAAACGACAATCTGGCCACAGGATACACAGCCACTCAGGTCGGTGTATTCGCTACAGACCCAGACGACGGAGAAATCCTCTTCTTTATAGCGCAGGCGAACAGCGGTGAGGGAACGGTCGTGCCTTCGGAGACAGAGATGCCAGGTTACTCTGCCGAATGGACGTTCTATTTTCAGTACGGACAGGCATCCAGTGTTTCTGTGACGGTCGATCCTTCGAATACCGCTTCTCAGGCTCAGCTGGCGCAGTATTTACCTCTGGCAGGCGGAGCGATGACAGGAGATATCTCCTACCAGGGCACAAGATCGACAAAGAGCATGATCCGGTTCATAGATGACACGGACAGTACGGGCGGCCTCGGAATTTCAATCGGTGGCGGCGGCACGACCATCATCGGCGGCGGCGAATCGGCTGGAAGATTTGAAGATCCAGGGAACGGCGAGCCTGAGCTGATGATCATAAGCAGCGACGGAACCATCGACTTTTATACAAATGCGAACAGCGGAATAGCAAGCGCAAAGCTGATCCAGATGCTGAGAGACGGAACTATAGCAGCCGCTGGATTCATCGGCAACGCCTCGACAGCCACGAAGCTACAGACCGCCAGGACCATCAAAGCGAACCTCGGAAGCACAGATGCTGCCAGCTTCGACGGCACGGCGAACGTAACGCCCGGTGTTTCAGGCACTCTGCCGGTAGCAAACGGTGGAACAGGAAACACCAGCGTAGACACGACTCCCACAGCAAACAGCACCAAAATGGTCACGTCTGCAGGCATTAGAGCCGCGGTAGACAAGCTCCTGGCTTTGACTGGAGGAACAGTAACAGGAACGCTGATCCTTTCCAAAACGACGGACCTGTCAGGAAACTCAGATAACCGGCCGGCCCTCATAGTCGGCGGACAGCCCACAGCAGCCCACATTGAAATGGACTCCAACGAGATTCAGGCAAAATCAAACGGAACCACTCCCACAAATTTAATCCTTAATCCGGACGGCGGAAAAGTCGCTGCAAACGGTGGAACAGTGGCTCATTTTTCCGGCACAGGAGCGCAGACGACTGGAATGCTGCTCACTACCAACGGCACTGACGGAACGATACGGACAGGTGGGAACGCTACTACAGACGGCGATATCCAGATGAACAACACAGCTGCCTACAGAGCAGTCGGAAAGTACCGGACGATAAATAATACGAGCTACTGTGTTGTTTTTGGATGCGGGATCATCGATAACAAAGGAGCGAGCTGCCTGGAAATCCAGGCCGGAGACGGCGCCATGCTCGGACGCCTGGCACTGGGCACTGACGGATTGTACTATCTCGACCGGAACAACAACCTGCAGACCATCACAAAAAAGGCAGTCTATGATGCCACGACGGAATAAAAGAAGGAGGGAGTTATGTCGTACATTAAAGTCACCCTGGACCATCCAATCGAGGACGGAGAACGCCTGACATTCAAAGCCCCGATCAACTCAACCGCAGCTACAGGGATCAAAGTCTACTACCCAGTGAATAACGGAGAAGCAGCCTGGACAATGACATCTGCTGTCTTTACCATCATCGATGCCTGCGGCACTTCTCTGCAGGAAACAGCTTCTATTTTCACTGTCGGTGCGTACGTTTCTGTGCTTCTGGACACAACAAACCGGAAAGCCTATATGCTGAACAACAACATTCATATAGCAGCTTACGACACCGCTATAGCAGCACTGCAGACAGCCGTCGCAAACCTGCAGAGTAAGACGCGTGAGGTGGTGCTTTTTAGCGGCGACCATGAAATGACAACCGAAGATCCTATCACGCTTTCACAGAGTGTGTCCGGTTTTGAATATATCGATATACAGTATTCATTCGTGGGCCTGGAAAACATTTATACCTACAAAGTAGGAAGCGGAAATCCGGTTATCAGATCTATCAACCTACCGAACGTAGAAAGCCTTTCCCTTTATGTTCGTGAAGACACGCTGGTGCTTTCCGGCAAGACACTGAAAGAGGAGACAAGCGACAGCATCAAAGTGTGGAGGTGGACCGGCGATCCCAACGCTTCAGCTGAAATAGCTCCCACAACCTCTGCCCCTCTTAATATCCGGCGTATCGTAGGCCGGGGAACTGCGTAGGAGGAATGATATGGATACACCTATCACAATGACTCCAACGGACATCATAACTTTTTTTCTCGGCGTGTGCGGCGCTATCGCAGTAATAGGACAGGCCGCAAAATGGATTCTGGAATTCATCCAAACCATAAAAAAACCGGAAACCAAACAGAATGAAGAAATTGATAAACTCGGTACAAGAGTAACAAAAGTCGAGAAAAAAGTGACTGAATTTGAGGGCTACTTCAAAAACGATCAGGATCAGCTGGCAGAACTATTGGAAGGAATGCGTGTTTTGCAGAGGGTAAATCTGGCCACGTTGTCACATGCCATTCACGGCAATGACATAGAGAAACTAAAGGAAGAGGAGCATGAGCTCCAGGAATACCTAACAAGAAAGGAGAAATAAAAATGGACATGCTGAAAAACGTAGACTGGTGGAAAGCAGCCGGAACAAGGGCTTTGAAAACAGTCGCGCAGAGCGCCCTGGCGCTGATCGGAACTAACGCCATCGGTGTGACGGATGTGAACTGGCAGGCCGTAGCCTCCGCAGCTGCGCTGGCAGGAATCGTCTCTCTTCTGACTTCCCTGGCCGGGCTTCCGGAGGTGGAATGACCATGGCAAAGACAAAAGGGCTGGATATCTCCTATCACAACGGGACAATAGACTTCAAAAAAGTGGCAGCAGCCGGGATCGATTTCATAATCCCCCGCGAGGGATATCGCAAGACCATCGACTCGAAATTCCTCGAATATGTGAAGCAGGCAAGAGCAGCCGGCATCAGCATCCCCGGAGTTTACCACTTCATGTATCCCCTGACAGAAGCAGACGTGGAAAAAGAGGCAGCCAGCTGCATCGCGAATGTCGAAAAAGCCGGGCTCGGTAAAAATATTGTTATTTTTGCCGACCTGGAATATGATACGTTCGATGACGCAGAGGAAAAAGGACACCCTCTGAGCAAATCGATCACAACGCCCTGGACCATCATTTTCTGCGAATATGTAAAAAAGCAGGGGTATCGGGCTGGTGTGTACCTGAACCAGGACTACTACCGGAATTACTATGACATGGACCAGATCAAAGCAAAAGGCTACGTGATCTGGCTGGCCGATTACAGCGGAGACCCCAACTACCCCTGCACATACCAGCAATACACACACGCAGGATCCTGCCCAGGCGTGAAATCCAAAGGACTCGATATGGACTACTACTTCGGAGAAAAGACAGTGAGCAAAGAAAAGACAAACAGCGGACTGATCGCCTATGCAAAAGCGCAGCTGGGCCTCCCCTACTGGTGGGGAACCTTCGGCCAAATCGCGACTATAAGCCTTTATGACGCAAAAAAGAAGCAGTACCCCAACTACTACACAGCGAATGACTTCTCGTCCCAGATCGGCAAAAGAGTCCACGACTGTATCGGACTGATCAAAGGGTATCTCTGGTCAGACAGCCCGACGTCCGTACCAAAATACAACAGCGCCCAGGACGTAAACGCAGCCGGAATGTATGCGCTCTGCAGCAAGAAGGGAACCATCGGCAGCTTTGATAAAGTCCCTGGCCGATTCCTTTTCCGTGGAGCAACAGCAGAAAAGATCGTACATGTCGGTGTTTATGCCGGCGACGGACTGGTATACGAAGCAAAAGGACACGCATACGGCGTTGTTAAAAGCACTTACAAAGCCGCGGACTGGACGCACTGGGGCCAGTGTCCATGGATCACCTGTGATACAGAAGATAGCACAAAAAGCACAGAACCCGGAACCGTGGTGAAAATTGTGGGGGACACCAAAAAGGGAATGAAAGGTGTGCAGGTAAAGGGCCTCCAGACCATGCTGAACGGGTACGGATTTAGCTGCGGATCAGTAGACGGTGACTTCGGCACAAAGACGCAGGCAGCGGTCCTGGAATTCCAGCGGAGGAATGGACTGACTGTGGACGGAATCGTAGGACCGAAAACGTGGAACAAGCTGACGGGTCTCACTTAAGAAAGGAACTACCATGAGTTACATGATTAAGGACTATCTCACGGCGGTAGGTGATAGCGCGGAGAGGGTGTTCAAAGAAGCGGTTAAACGGAAATGCACGCATGTGTCCACAGGAAGCTGGGACGAGATGGTCAGCAAGCGCACCATCAACTGCAACGGGTCCGGGTCGATCGCTTTGCAATTGGCCGGCTGTCTTGACAAAGGCGTGCGTATGGGACACGTATCTACAAAAGGCATCGACGAAAGCCATATCACATCTATTGATAAAGCGATGTATAACCGGGATAAAATCCGTCACTGCAGATTCGTCTGGGTCGGAGGTTGCAAATATAAAGACCTTCCCTATTGGCTAAAGCAGCGTGGTGTGATATACATTCAGTGGTCAAACTGCTGCACAAGCGCAGGAGACGGCTGGATCTGGTCCTGTAATGAAGAGGGAGGATATAACAAGCAGCCAGATGGATCATATAGATATGACCAGTATAAAGGCGGTGTCCTTACAAAAAGTGGCCACTATCCGAGAAACGGGATAATTTTTGTATGTATCCTGCCGGAAGTAAAATGGGACCAGCACTGGGCAGTCGAGGTGATGCTGGAGAAGCACGGCACGCAGGAAACTCGTGAGGATCACTTCGGAAACCACTGCGAAAAAATCCAGAAAATTGTCAACCGGATGTGCCGCGACCACAAATACTTCTGCTGGTGGTGCGCCGACTACATACTCGAACGCTACGGCAAGATCAGTGACTTTTATAAGCCTGGGCATTTTGACTATCGCGCAGAAGTCCAGGATGCCATCAATGAGATTTGCAGAGACGCAAGAGAGGTCTGGGCCGGCAAGCACGGCGGTGAAGAACAGCGTAAGAAAGACTTCGGAGAAGACTGGTACGAATTCGTCCAGCGTCAGGTAAACAGAACGACTAAATGATGCAACTTACCGGCAACTTAAAATTGCGCTTTATCCCTGATATTTGCATGAAAAATGCAACTTTTGAGGTTAAAACGCAACTTGCCGGCAACTTAACAACATGAGAGACACACAGTCTGCAGACTAAGTGTTTCACCATCAATCCCTGCCGGAAGCAGAACAGCTCCGGTGGGGATTTTTTAATATCCGCTTGACTTTTCCCAGAAAAATGGCATAATTACAATACAAACACAGAAATAACACAGAAATGGAGGAAAAGAACATGAAAGAACTTATTTTACACACACACCGCGACGGATACGGAACAGACCAGATCGAACGCACGATGACGGTCGGGGACCTGATAGACTTCCTGCAGGAGCTCGATCCGGAAATGCCGGTTTATACCGGACACGATAACTGCTACACATACGGACCGGTCAGAGAGGACATGTTCGAGGAAAGAGGCGCAGAGGAGAACGAAGAATGGGAATGAATAACTCAACGAAACCGGGGATAAAACCCCGGTTTTTTCTTTGTGTAAAATGCCGAAAATGCGCGTAACTATTGATTTTTTCCATATAACTGGGTATAATACAGAAAATGCACAGAAAACTAACAGGAAAACAGGAGGAAACGACATGGCCACATTTAAAGAGATTACAGGATACGACATACCGATCAAAGAGATCACAGACATGACAATAAAAGAGCACGCAGAGATGAAACGAATGGGATACACAATCAAAATGCGGTACAAGAACCGGCGCGGGGTTCCCTTTTACAAATACTTCAGAACAGTAAAAGAGGCAAGAGCGTTTAACAGCCGCGCAATAGACGCCGGAACGAGGATCCTGGGATACAAGTGCATCTGATAAAAAGGAGGAACAACATGGAAAACTTCAAGATCGGACAGAAAGTTATAAACTACGGAATCACTGCTACGGTAGTCGATATCCACAAGACCACAGGAGACTTCATCCTGGACCTGGTCCTGGAGGCGCCGGAGATCGGACGCTGGCTTGCAGACCCGGCAAAGACCGAAGCTGCACCTGAAAAGACACTGGAACAGAGACACAGCGAAGCAATAAAAAAGATCGGCGGCGCGGCGGGCCTTCTGAGCCTCCCGAAGCAGGTGCAGGACGCACTGAAAAGCACCACAGACCTCGAAACCAAAGTGAAGATGCTGGAACTGATAGCAGAGAACATCTGAGAGGAGGAACCCAAATGAGATACTACAGCACGCAGCGCCCGTTGATGCCGGGCAGCTACCCCAAAACAGCTCCGGTCAAAGAAATCCGAAACTTTGACCGGAGAACTTACTGCCAGGAGATCGGACGCCCTGCCTGGGGCTGGATCGATTACGAGGGCACCATCAGCCAGAAAGACGCAGCCAGCTACGAGCTGGTGCCGGAAAGGTAGGTGAAGCAAATGGCCAGATATCTTAGAGACTGCGGAGAATTCAAAGATCCATCCATCAATCATATGCTCCACGCACTCGGCTGCGGAAACCGGAAGACATACAAACGGTGGGGAAAAGAATTCTACAGGCCGTACCGAAACTACTATGACTGCGGACCGAAAAGAAGCCTGGCCTGGGACGCCATGGTCGCGCAGGGATATGCAAAATGCATAAAGTTAGGAACAGACTTAGGAACAGACTACTGGTACAAAGTCACGGAAAAGGGCCTGGAATACCTAAGCGAGGTAACAGGCGTGCATTTTTATCCGGAAGAGAAATGAGGTCAAACCATGGGATATTTTAAAGAGAAACACAGAATCATGATGCTGGGGAAGACCCCGGAAGGAACATGCCCGGAGTGTGCGGTGAAGCACGATCCGCGGATGCCACACTACCGGGACAGCCTCACCTATAAGTACAAATTTTATGACCAGCACGGCCGCTGGCCGACCTGGGCAGATGCTATGGCGCACTGTGATCCGGCAGTGAAAGAAGCGTGGATCGAAGCACTGAGAAAGCACGGAGTGGAGGTGCAGCCATGAATAGAATGGATAAGTACCCTCCAGTGTGCACTAACGAAGGAGCACGGACCTATTTTAAAAACAAAGGGCTGACATACAAAGACATCACCAGCGGAGATATTCTCGCCCTGGTCTTGATGCTTAACCAGGAACTCAAAAAGTCGAACAAAGCTGGGGAGACATCAGTGAGCACCATGCACCTGAGCCAGAAGATCAACTCCAAGTACAGGAGCAATGGAACTTTGATCAGCTGCTATCTGTACATGAACAGCCACTACTTCACCAGGAGGGAATGCATCAGCTTCGGAGCAAACGGCTTCATAGGTTTTGCAGGATGGGCCGACGATGCTAACCTGAATCCGATACGCCGAGCGTTTCTGCGCTGGTGCGATGAGATAGCAAAGGCAAAGGAGGTGTAGCCATGAAATGTGAAAACTGCCCGGCCCTTCGCACAGAGGGCTACGAATACCCGGAGGAATACTGCGCAGCCTATGTGCCGGAGACATCCATGGTCGACTTCAAAGACGGCAGCTGCGGCTGTCGATACACTGCGAAGCGGATCGCAAAGCGGGTGGATCGCTACGATCAGATGCGGGATCACCAGTATGACGGAATCGAGGTGTACGCGGAAGAAACAGAAGGAACGGAGCAAGCCATGAGAGCGGCGATTACTTCTGCACTGGAAAAGACGCACCTGACGCTGTGTCACAAGAGCGACATCGACGGCAAGCTCTACGAGGCTGATGCTGACGCATACACACTGAGAGAACTTCCTGCCTTGCTCCGCTGGGACTACGAGGAGGGGGAAGAGAAGGTACAGAAATCCTTCTGCGACAAATGCCGGTGGCGGACCCGATACCAGAAATGCAGCTGCTGCCGGAGGAATCGGAAGATGCGAGACAACTACGAAGAGGAAAAGAAATGAAATGGAAGAATACATGAAACTCGCACTGGACGATATCAAAGAAGAAGCCGAGTGGACCATGAATCGACTTGAAGATATTGCAGACGGAAGATGCATCGAAAGATACTGGGTACACGAGGAATTTATGAAAGCAATGAGAAGAGCAATAAAGGAGACAGACCACACTGGTCTACATGCCCTGCAGCCGATAGTTTCAGGAAGCGCTGATCCGCACTGAAATTACCAGGGCACCATGAAACAAAAGATAAAAACACCCGAAAGGAGAAAAAATGAACAAAGTAATTTTAATGGGACGACTCACCAGAGATCCTGACATCCGCTACACCCAGGGCGAAAACAGCACGTGCATCGCCAGGTATACACTGGCGGTCGACAGGAGACATAAGCAGCAGAACGCGGATCAGACGGCAGACTTTATCAGCTGTGTGGCATTTGGCCGCGCCGGAGAGTTTGTAGAAAAGTATCTGCGCAAAGGTACGAAGATCGCCATCGCCGGCCGCATCCAGACCGGAAGCTACACGAACAAAGACGGCCAGAGAGTATACACGACGGACGTCGTAATCGAAGAACAGGAATTTGCAGAGAGCAAAGGAAGCGGCCAGAATAACGCCCAGAACGGCCAGCAGGGCGGATACGGACAGAACAACGGACAGCAGCAGAATAACGGCCACACGGGCCAAAATGGAGGCCACAGCGGCCAGCAGAACGGATACTACAGCCAGGGAACCATGGACGGATTCATGAACATACCGGACGGTATCGACGAGGAGCTGCCCTTCACCTGATCTGAGGCGTCTACCATCGATAAAGCGGGAGGCGGGAAACCGTCTCCCTTGCTCGTTTGACAAAACAGCAAATATGCCGTAAAATAACAGAATACATACAGAATAATTACAGAGGAGAAAACGACATGAATAAACAGAATAGAGAAACAATAGTAAAGGAAAGCCAGAGCTCGTGGATGGCTGAGCTTGACGGGCAGCCCACCCATGAGAGCGGCGGAGAACCGGACTTCGCTGAGCTGGCCGTGAAGCTGGAGGAACGGAAGCAGAAAGAAGCCAGGGGAGAAAACGACGGCCACGTAAAGATGACCATCTACGTAGAAGAGAACCTGGCTAAGAGCTTCAATGCGCTGATCACAAAGCGCGGCCAGCAGAAACAATTCATCAACGAGGCCATCCGAGACTTCGTGCAGAAGAAAGCGAAAGAACTCGGATTATAAACAAAAAGCCGCAGGAAAAGACCTGCGGCTTTTTTCTCCGTGAAATGTGCCTAAGAAAAAACGGTGTCTTTGTTCAAAACGTAGAAAACAGAAAAAATACAGATATGCTCTTGCTTTTCCCCACAATTCTGGCATAATGACAATAAAAAAACACAGAAAACACACAGAAAGCCAGCAGGCAGGAGGAAAAGACAATGTTAAACTTCAAAGATCAGACATTTGGAATCGAGCTGGAATTTACGGGGATCACCCGGAAAAAGGCAGCATGCACAATCGCGATGACGATCAGAGGCGACTACGAATACAGACACATTAGCAGCTACGACAAGCGGATCATCACAGCCTCTGACGGCAGGGAATGGACGATCTGCAGCGACGTCAGCGTCACGGGCAGCAGCTCCGGAAAAGGCGGCGAATTTGTAACGCCTATCTGCAGATACGACGACATCGATAAGGTCCAGGACTGCATTAGAGCCCTCCGGAAAGCGGGAGCAAAGGTAGACAATACCTGCGGCCTGCACATCCACGTCGGAGCAGACAAGCACACAGCAAAGAGCCTGCGGAACCTTACCTACACTTTCAAAGCAAAGCAGGAACTGATCTACAAGGCAGCGGGAGCTGAGGACCGGATGAGAAACAGATTCTGCAGGGCAATCGGAGACGACCTGATCGACAACATGAAAAAGAAAAAGAACATGGACATGACGAAACTGGCAGACACCTGGTACGAAACCTACGCACCTGGCCAGAGCAGGAACGCACACTACAACGACAGCCGGTACCACGGGATCAACCTCCACAGCGTCTGGTACCACGGAACGGTCGAATTTCGACTCTTCCACGCGACGCTTCACGCGGGAGAGGTCAGAGCCTACATCAACCTGATCCTGGCGATGAGCGCAGCGGCGATCAACAGCAAGCGGGCCAGCGCAGAGGTCCTCGATAACGGGAACGAAAAATACGCAATGAGATGCTGGCTCCTCCGCCTCGGATTCATCGGGGATGAATACCAGGCGGTCAGGAAGCACCTCCTGAAGCGCCTCGACGGAAACGCGGCCTGGAGGAACGCGCCGGAGACTTACGAAAGCTACAACAACAGGCACAACAGGCAGCAGGCCACAGCATAAAAGGAGGAAACAAAATGAAAGTGACGATACCTGGATACACAAGCCTCACCGGTTCTCCGGTGGTGATCCTGCAGGCCATGCAGGATGCACGGCTCTTCAATCACCTGACCGGTGACGACTACATCAAAGAAGTAACACATGCAGCCTGGCGGTTTTTCGGAACCGCCCTGCAGGTTACGGGAGATACATACCCGGAGAGGTGCGAAAGCCTTCTGAGGGAAATGGACCGCACACACATGATTTACATCGAGGAGGAAAACTAACCATGCAAAGAAAAAGACTCTACATCGCTTACGGAAGCAATCTGGACACCTGGCAGATGAGGCAAAGATGCCCTGGGGCAAGGCCGGTAGCAAAGAGCTGGCTCCACGATTACCGGCTGGTCTTTCAGGGAGTGCCTCTGAACGCCCACGCGAACGTGATCCCGGAAAAAGGCCAGAAGGTCCCGGTGGTGGTCTGGGAGATCAGCGCAGCAAACGAAAAGGCCCTGGACCGGTACGAAGGCGTCAAAGGCGGATACTACACAAAGGAATACTTCACCATCGAGGTCAACGGAGAAATGGTCGAGGCCCTGATCTACATCATGTGCCCGCGCGACTTTAACCTGCCCTGCGACCTTTACCTGGAGACAATCGCCTACGGATACCATGACTTCAACTTTGATATCCGATACCTGAAAGAAGCAGCAAAACACGCCCACAGGCACGCGGACTACGTGCCAGCATAAAGACAAAAGGAGGATCAACCATGACAACAAAATCCACAAGATATCTGGACGCCCAGGGCAGGATCATCCTGCCCAGCCACATCCGAAAAGCTCTGAACCTGGTGCCGGGGAGCTCCGTCGATGTTGATATGGAGGATGCGTATACTATCCGGATCAGACCCGCAGACCTGCGCTGTGCACTGTGCGGAGTGAGACTGAAAGAAAAAGAAGGACGAACCATCACCGTCTGGTCTGGCGAGAAACACGTGTGCGGGTTATGCGAATCGAAAATCCTGGTAGAGAAAACAAAGGAGTACTTAAATGGTTAGAGTTAAGACCGGCGATCTTTTAAACGCCACAGAGAAAATCATCGGACACCAGGTGAACTGCGTAGGAGCGGCCGGAGGACTGGCCGCTGCGGTGTTTAAAAAATACCCAGACGCGGAGAATGACTACTACCAGGTGATCAACCGAGTACAGGCAGCGGGCGGATTCGGGTACGCACTGCTCGGAACCGCCATGCTCACTGGCCAGCAGCAGGACGGCCACATCATAGCAAACATCTTCGGACAGCTTATGCCAGGGGCCGACTACAGACCAGACAACCTGCGGGGCGCCCTGGAGATGCTGGCAAGATGTGCGAAAGCGGGAGGCTGGAGCGTAGCCCTGCCATGGCGCCTCTCCTGCGGCATCTGCGGAGGTGACTGGACCGAAGTCCAGCAGATCATCGAGGAGACCATGAAAGACGTAGAATGTGTGGTCTACCGGAGGGAGGGAGATGAATGATAACGATCCCGAAGACACATGAAGCGTGGCTCCAGGAGCGCAAATACGGCATCGGAGCCTCCGATGCCGGCGCCGTCCTGGGCGTCAACCATTGGAAAACAAACTACCAGCTGTGGGAAGAAAAGACCGGACGCAGAGAAGCAGATGATATCTCAGGCAAGCCCCAGGTCAAATACGGCCACGATGCGGAGCAGTACATCCGCGGCCTCTTCGCCCTGGACCATCCGGAGCTCAAAGTCACCTATGAAAGCGCGTACAAGATCATCCGGTCGGATGAACACCGGTTCATCTTCTGCACTCCAGACGGAGAGCTGGAAGATCCGGACGGCCGCCATGGCGGACTGGAAATCAAGACGACGGAGATCCAGAACGGACGACAGTGGTTAGAGTGGGAAGATCGAATCCCGGATACTTACTATGCCCAGGTCTGCCATCAGATGCTGGCAGCAGGCTGGGAATACGTCTGGCTCCGCGCCCAGATCAAATACACCACCAGGAGCGGCGAAATCCGGGCAGAGACAAGAGATTACTTCATCGATAGAGCAGAGGTCCAGGAGGACATAAAAACCCTGGAATCGGCCGAAATCGCGTTCTGGGACCAGGTCCTGACAGGGAACCCGCCAGCACTCAAACTGCCAGAAATCTGAACCATGAATAACCAGAAAGATCGGTGTCAAAAGCACCGGTCTTTTTTTGTGCAAAACGTAGAATCTCCATATTTCTCTTGCTTTCCCCAGAAACCTGGGTATAATATAAAATAAAAACAGCAAAAACACAGCAAACAAACAGGAGGCCGAACATGATAATCCTCAGCAAAAAGATCAAAAGCAACGGATACAGCGCATACGAAAACTGGATGTTCGACACCTACCGGAACGAGCCCTTCGCAAGGCACTACATCAATAACAAAAAAGGGACATACTACCAGAAATTAGGAACCCGGTTTTTTGATACAAAAGAAGAAGGAAACGAATTTTATAAAAAGAAATTAGCAGAAGGATTCACAAGAACAGGAGGAAAACAGAAATGACAAGCAAAGCAAGAGCAGAAGGAAACTGCGACTACAGACTCTGGACCACAGAGGAGCTGATCGAGGGATACGCCTGGGAGGCAGGCAGGATCAACCAGAAGGACCGGGAGCAGGCACAGCGCCTGATCAAAAAGGAACTGAAGCGGCGCTTTTCCGCCACACTTCGACTCCTGGACGATGCGCAGACGGTGCGGAACCCGAAAGGTACCTACAGATACCTTACCGGAGAGGATCTCCCGAAGGCATAAACGCAAACGTTGATACCATAAACGCAAACGTTGATACCATAAACGCAAACGTTGATACAAAACAAAAGGAGGTATAGAAATGTATACAATCGACAGACTCGAAAAGAAGTACGGAATCAAGGTGGTGGAAGATTTCGTCAGCGCGATCAGCGGAAAGCAGCTCTACAAGATGTACAGCGCAGACGGATGCCACTGGGAAAACGGCCTGTCACTTAAGGGCCTGAGAGAAGAATGCGAAGAATGGGAAAAGGAACTCCTGGATATCAAGCGCGGGGTCGACGAGGCAAGAGCCAGAAGAGCAGCCAGAACCCAGATGAAAGAAACGTAAAAAGCGCTTGCACTTCACCATGATCCTGGTATAATGTCAGCAGAAACACAGAAAACATACAGCAAAGAAAATAACGGAGGAAAAAATATGGAACTGAGAATGTCACCCGAAAACATCCAGGCGGCTCTGCCGGTGATCGGATTCAACTACGATGAGCTGAAAGCAGAGCTGGCGGAACGCCTGCAGCACTACAACGGACTGGTGGTCACGGAAGATACCATCAAAGACGCAAAGACGGACAGAGCTAACCTGAACAAGCTGCGCGCGGCAATCGACACCAGGCGCAAAGAGGTGAAAAAGGCTTACATGGTGCCTTACAATAACTTCGAGGCCCAGTGCAAAGAGCTGACCGCCCTGATCGACGAACCGATCAAGGTAATCGACGCCCAGCTAAATGAATTTGATGAGCGGCGGAAGCAGGAGAAGCTGACGCAGGTCAGGGACGAATACGAGAGCCTGATCCCGGAGGCCCAGAAAGATATCATACCCTTTAACCGAATCTTCGATAAGCGCTGGCTCAACTCCACCATGAGCATTCTGAAAGTGCAGGAGGCACTCAGAGACTGGAGCAAGCGCGTCGGAGCGGACCTCATCGCAATGGACACGGTGGATCAGGAATACAGGGCAGCGGTCCGGCAGAAGTACATCGAGACGCTGGACATCCAGAAAGCGATCGGCCACGTAGACGAACTGAAAGCCGCACAGGCGGCCTTTGAACGCAGACAGGCAGAACAGGCCGCCCAGGCGGAGAAAAGGGCCCAGGAGGCAGAAATGAGGCGCCAGGAGGCAGAAAAAAGAGCCCAGGAAGCTGCAGCAGCACAGCAGCAGGCCCAGGATCAGCAGCCGCAGCAGCCGGAGCAGGCAGCCCCGCATCTGAACAGACTCATCCTGGAATTTGCAATCACCAGGGATCAGGCAATCGCCCTGAAAGACTTCCTGGACCAGAACGGTATCAAGTACAGAAAGTACACAGCATAAGGAGGTAACACCATGGCAGTAAATAACAGCTTCGCTGGAAGAGGCCAGCAGAACCAGCAGCCCCGCGGACAGTACGGTCCGCAGGGGCAGTACCCGCAGCAGAACAGAGGACCGGCCCAGAACCAGGCACCCATGGCCCAGCAGGAACCACCGGACAGGATGCTCACGGAGTACAAGGTGGGAGACCAGAATGTAAAGCTCTCGATGAACATCGTCCGGAAATTTCTGGTAAACAGCAGGTACCCTGTCACAGACCAGGAAATCGGAATGTTTATCAGCCTGTGCAAATACCAGCACCTGAACCCTTTCATTCGGGAGGCATACCTGATCAAATACTCTTCGGATCAGCCGGCCACCATCGTCACCGGCAAAGACGCTTTCATGAAGCGGGCATACCGTAATCCGAACTTCGACGGCCAGGAGGCCGGAATCATCCTCTTCCATGAGGAAAGCGGAGAGATTGAATACAGAATCGGATCAATGAGAATGCCAGACGAAAGATTGATCGGAGGCTGGGCAAGAGTATACGTCAAAGGATATGAGGTGCCGATCTATGCAGCGGTTTCCTGCGATGAATACGCGCAGAACAATCAGCAGTGGAGAAGCAAGCCGGCCACCATGATCCGGAAAGTGGCACTGGTCCAGGCCCTGCGCGAGGCTTTCCCGGTCGACCTCGGCGGAATGTACACTTCCGACGAAATGGGAACTGACGACCTGGACGAAGTCACCATCGCGCCTGCAGCTCCTCCGCAGAGAGCTCAGGCCCAGGATCCTCAGCAGCCGGAGATCAACGACGCCCCGCAGCAGCCCCAGGATGCTCCGCAGGCTCCTCCGCAGCAGCCTCAGAGGCAGAACAACCAGCAGCCCACCGACGACAGCCTGAATGACATTTTTTAAGAAAATAGCAAGACAGGCCAGGGCCCGTAAAGCTCTGGCCTTTTCCTGCGGGAAAGAGAGGAACCATGGCAAACGAGATAGAGCACAACTACCTCACGATCCAGGGCTGGATGATCTCCAGTCTTGAGCTTAAAGGGAACGCACTCCTGGCATTTGCTCTTATTTACGGATTCACCCAGGACGGTGAAACAGAATTCAGAGGAAGCATCGGATACATGTGCTCCTGGATGAATTGCAGCAGGCCGACCGTTTCAAAAGCGCTGGATGATCTGATCCAGAAGGACCTGATAATCAAGAGGGCTGAGACCATCAACGGTGTCACGTTTAACCGGTACCGCGTAAATTTACAGGTAGTAAAGAATCTTTACAGGGGTAGTAAAGAATCTTTACAGGGGGGTAGTAAAGAAACTTTACACAATAATACTAATATAGATAAATATAGAGATAAAGATAGAGGGCAGCAGCCGGAGCCGGAGGCAGATGTGGAGATGATCCCTCTCAATGACGGTTCTGGGTGGAGGCCATCGCAATCGATGTTCGAGGAATACTGCAGGCTCTATCCAGGAGTGAATGTTCAGCAGGAATTCAGGGGAATGAGAGCGTGGTGCCTGGCAAATCCCAGCAAGCGAAAGACCAGGCGAGGAGTAACAGCATTCGTCAATAACTGGCTCAGCAAATCACAGAATCAGGGATACAGGAGGCCAGCACCATCGCGTAACGCTTTCAATCACTTCCCGCAGAACACGTATGACTTCAATAAGCTGGAAGATATGCTGAGCAGCTAACAGCAGATAGGAGATCACCATGGATGAGAAAAAAGACCCTAAGACATTCCCACTCAACGCCACAATACTCAGGATGTATGAGGAGGGATACAGCATGGATGATATCGTAGCAGCGACAGGTCTGACCGCGAAGAACATAAACAACAGACTCTATAGGTTCGGCAGGAGTATGCTCTTCAATACTCCGAAAAGCGGAAAGTTTATAGACAGGTTCAAAGCTGAATGGAAAACGGCAACCGAAATGATCAGACCATACCTATGACCAGGAGGACCGGCGTCAAAAACGCTGGTACTTTTTTGTGCATAGTGACGATTTTGCAAATACCAGGTTCCCTTTTTCCATAAATCTGGTATACTACCAGTATAAACACAGAAAACAAACAGCAAAAAAACAGGAGGAACCGAAATGAACGAACTTAGAACAATCGAAAACATGAAATCCTGGATGAACGAAAACTACGTAATCGGCTGGTACGACGACTTCTGGAACGGAGTCGAGGCATTCAAATACATCGGCCTGATCACGGATGAAGAGTACGCAGAGCTCAAGGATCACGGAGAGCACCTGCAGACGATCTTCAACAAGAAGGCTGAGGAAGACCTGGCGGAATACCGGGAGCACCGCAGAAAATACAATTTCTAAGAATATGCGAGCGGAGGCATCAAATAAGAGAACAGCGTCAAAAGACCTCTGCGATGACCATATAGGGGTCAGGCCAGGACCCACCCCAAACGAACGCACCATGGCCTGATCCCGACTCGGAACGTAGCACAACGGAGAAGTGCAAGCCCTAACCCAAAAAAGATATCAGTGTCGATGCAGTTACAAACGCAGGGCAAATGATGCAGGTTCGACTCCTGCCGTTCCGAATCAACCAAAACACAGAATAGGAGGAAACAAAATGAAAAGAGAGATCATAGCCGCACTGGCGGCAGCAGTAATCACATTAGCAGTCACGATTCTGATCACACAGGCCGTGTGCGCGGGCAGGGCTGAACACACCATCGGAGGAGAGTTATTCTTGATCCCGATGATTTTTTATGTAGCCTGGTACCCGCTGCACATCTGGGCCGGGAGAAAAGCATGAGCCTGCCGGACAATTATGAATGCGAGGGCCAAATGACCATCGCTCAATTTTTGGAGGGGGCAGAACTGCCGGAGAAATGCTACACATGCGCCCGGCACTGTCCTCCCCGGTGGCCCTGCCTGATTTACAAAGAACCGCCCAGGAGCTGCAAATTCTGGAAGAGTAAAGAGGGAATGCACCATGAGAGAAAACATATTCATAAACGCTGAGGGATACGCAGATCCCACGGCGTATAAAGCAATAATCGCAATCATAAAGGAGGAAAGAATTATGGCACAAGTAAAAGCAGGATCTATCTGGGAGTTTGAAACAGACTACGGAGAAGTGATATGTCTGGTCCTTGCAAAAAGCGGAGGCATATGCACGAACGTGAAACTTTTTGATGAATTCAGGGAAGACTCAGACGTCCAGGTGAACGCCCTGGGAGGAATGAAATATGGATGTACGGCCCGGATCAATTACCTGCCGGAAAGCAGAGCAAACAGACTGATCAGAGATCTCAAAAGTGCAGAGATGAAAAAAGTAAAAGAGGCCCTGGCGGCACGATTTGAAATCGAAGCACCGGCTCCAGAACCGGAAGAAAAGACAGTCGAAGTGGAAAAGATCGTCGAGGTGACTGTTCCGGATGCGGAAATCGCAGCAAAGCTGCAGGAGCTGCGGGAGACCATCATAGACCTGGAAGATGCGGACGGCAAGCTCAGCCAGGCCAGGACGGCGAGGTTTATCAGCAGGTACATGGACGTCCTGGGAATTTGAGAGGTGGACCATGAGCAATACTGATTTATACGTAAGGGACAAGAGCAGCGGACACGTGCACAGGATCGGAGACGATCCGCACGATTCCCTATGGGTGGATCACGAAGGAACGGTCCACTACATGAACCTGCAATGCGGAGACGGAGCCGGCCCGTACAGCCAGATGGATCACAGGGCTGGATTCGAATTTGTATCCTCTGTGTACGGCGTCCCGGAAGACGGGAACGCCATGGCGGAAGCGGAGAAGTACCGAGAGGATCGCGATAAATTCAGAGAGAAGCAGGCAAAGCTGGCCAAAAAGGGGATAGTTTTACTGAGCTGATAGGAGAGAAGACATGATCGAAAAGATAGCAAGAACGATTGCAGCGCTGCCTTTCATGGTGGCGATGCTGCTGGCAATTATCGTCGCCACGCTCTTAGACACGAACATAGAGGACTACGGCGACTACTGGAACTGGTAGGAGGCAACCATGACACCTGCAGATAAGATCAGACAAATGACAGACGAGGAACTGAACAAATTTCTCTGGGGCCTTAAGATTAACAGCATCACTCAGTTTTTAGATAAAGGTGGCGCAGGACTTATGAACGCATATGATCAGCGCATCTGGCTCCAGAGCGAAGATCCGGAGTGGACCGGAGAGTTTAAACCATGGCCAGAGGAGGACGGAAAGTGAACAATGATATCAATAACACTCTGCAGGCGCTCGTGCCGATCCTGCAGATGAACGGTGAAAATGTCCAGAGCATCGAGGCTGTCCAGGACTGGTACACCATAAACGGCACCGAATACATGAAAGAGGTCGCGGAGATCACTTACACAAGTGGATACAGGAAATATGCGGATATCGATTGCGATGCCAATTTGACAGCAGTATACGACGTCATGGCCGTCTTACAGGAAATAAAGCCAAATAGCAAGTGTATCGGACGTATCGTCAGAGGGGTTTATGAGATGCCAGCCGTAGAACATCCCGACATAAATGTCGGGAGCATGGACACCATCAGCAGACAGGCGGCGATTGATATGCTGAAGAATAGATGGAAGAAAACCCGCAAATATGAAGGCATAGGCGATGACATCGCTGAAGAATGTGAACTGTACTTGAAGCAAGTGCCATCCGCACAGCCAGAATCAAAAGAATTATCAGAATGGAAAGCAGATTTCAAAGGGTATATAAACGCTTTGATTATGCCGAAAGATGATTATGACGGAATTATGGAATATATTGATGAGGTTCCGTCAGCGCAGCCAGAACGGAAAAATGGAAAGTGGATATACAACAGCCCCGTGACCATGAAATGCGATCAGTGCGGGTTAGTTATAAAAGACTGGGACTGGCACAGGTTCAAAAACTGCCCTAACTGCTTAGCGGATATGAGAGGTGAGCCATGAGAATAATTTCGCAGGACAGAATGTTAGACACGCCTTATGATGGGGCAGTTGTCTACATCCATAGGAGAACAAACAAGCAGATATATGTCGGCAACGTGGGTGATGACGAAGGATTTCTCATAGGGACATATAACAGCGAGGAAGATGCAGTACATGTGATGTCGCTTATTAGGACGGCATTTTCGGAAGAATATCGATACTTTTATATGCCAGAAGCAAGAAGTTTATGCTATTAGGGCAAATAGGAAAGAAGGTGAGAACGAATGAAAACAGCAATTGCAAAACCATTATCCGTCGTAATAATCATCATATCCAGCATTGTGCTTTTTTTTAGCCGTAACGAAGCAGCGGATTCTATAAGCGCATTTATGCTCCTCGTGGGAACAGTCGTGTTGATGGCAACGGTAGCCATTGACATAGTGGAAGGACGGTGAGCACGAATGAACAGAAAGCAAATGGAACTAATCAGTGCATTAAGTGATTGTCAAAACGGCATCGGAATTGCACAGGGTGTTCTTTTGTCTATACGTACAAAGGCGGCACAAGATGCGAGCGACAGGCTGGAAGGAATAGCAGAGTGGTTGGAAACTACAGTAACGGGATTAATTCAGAAAGCTGGAGAACAGGAATGAAATTTGGTCAGGCATATAAGATTCTGGACAATATCGACAGTGATGAGTACACAGAGGATGAAAAGGCCATGGCGATCAGAGTGATTCTGGACATGGAAACTCACAACGGAGTAACAAAGGCAGTGTTATTGAAGGCGTTGAACTGGCTGTGGAACGAACATTATGAATTAATAGACGGAGAGAAGGAATGACAAATATAGTAACAGTAAGATGGTGGGACGGATACATGGAAACATTCGAGTGTACAGAGGTACGATTCGGATGCGATCTTTTATGGATGCGTCTGGCAAGTGGGCAGAACAGGCATATTCCATTGAGGAGCGTAAGATGGTTTGGTTTAAGCAAAGAATCTCACGAACCATATCAGGGAGGTGAGCAGGAATGATAAGCATATATGAACAGACAGGAGAGCCGGCAATGCTCGAACAGGCAGCAGAAGAGTGCGCAGAGCTGGCCCAGGCCCTATTAAAGCTGGCAAGAGCGGAGAGAGGAGAGAGCCCCACGCCCAGGACCATGGAGGAATGCCAGGAAAAGGTCCTGGAGGAAATCGCAGACGTGGAAACATGCCTGGCGCAGCTGACGGCTGCACCATGGATGAACATGGAAAAGATTTTCGAGGGAATCGACGAGAAGACAGAGCGCTGGAAACGCAGGATCGGCACGATTTGAGATTCCGTAATTTAGGCAGTATAATGATGGCAAGACAACAGAAAACCTGTCACGGGAAATAATACATGTCAGACCTGAGCAAGAATGCACGCGCAGCAGCCGCCATGGGGCTATCCTACGGGAAATATAAGGCCCTGACATATAATCCTGACCAGGAGAGAAAAAGCCCGTCAAAAAGCCGCAGAAAGCCACAAAAGGGCAAAAGGTATAGTGAGCAAGAGGCATTTAATCTCTGGCAGGAAGGAAAGACAGACGAAGAAATAGCGTCTGTCTTTGGCGTTTCACGGACGCTGATCCAGCGCTGGCGCGACACCATGGAACTGCCCTCTACTTCCAAACGCCGGATAGACACGAAGAAATACCGCCTGGAGCAGAACCCAGACGGAACGTATGTCGTTCTTAAGGAGACCGTGGCGAACCGAAAAACACAGCAGAGGAGGAGCTATGAAAAACAGAAGCTACGCAAATAGAGGCTCGTCACTTGAACAGTTTATCAACTTTGCGAATGAGAGATACCGCAGAAGCGGGATAGCATTTATAAGAAAGCAGTGCACAGAGTTTATACCGATCAGAGACAGGTACGGAAAGATCAGCACCGTCAAAGTGGAGCACAAGGCCACCTTCGATTACCTGGGCCGCTTTAAAAGCCACCCGATAGCCGTGGAGGCGAAAAACACGAACATACATTCTATTAGATTTGACAGAATCGAACCGAACCAGGCTGAGGATATGGATGACTTTACAAGCGAGAAGGGCACCATCGGCCTGGTCCTCCTCAGTTTTAACCTCGAAACATTCTACGCAGTCCCATGGGTGTTCTGGTCAACTGCATACCGGATACGCGTAAAGCAGGGTGACACGAAAACCCCGATCCTGGTGCGCTGCCATGGTCAAGCCTGGGAGATTCCAAAAAAGCACAGTGTCCGGGAAGACGAACTGCTGCCGGAGTGGCAGGTCTCCAGCCGAGACATGCACTTCGGCCTTGATTACCTCGTAAACGCAGAGAAATACGTAACCGAATATTCAACCGAAACCCAAAACACATAGAATCTTGCTATAATCAGAAAAGGAGGAATGCACCATGAGCAACGGCTACAGGTCCAGCGCTGCGCCCAGGGCAATGATCGGAGAAGTCCCGGTCTTTTGCACATTTGACGAACTGCTGGACATCGAAAAGGTCATAGGCAACCCCAGGAACCCGAATGAACACAGCAAAGAGCAGGTCGAAATGCTCGCGAAGATCATCCAGGCCACGGGCTGGCGGAACAACATCACCATCAGCAAGCTGAGCGGCTACGTCGTAAAAGGCCACGGAAGGCTCGCTGCGGCGATTTCCGCAGGGATGAAGCAAGTACCCGTCGAATACCAGGAATACGCCTCAGAGGCCGAAGAATGGGCCGATTTGACCGCGGATAACCGCCTCGCAGAACTCTCCGACATGAACACGACAAAGCTGGCAGACCTCCTCGCAGAAATTGATACCGGAGAATTCCCCCTGGAGCTGACCGGCTACACAGAGGAAGACCTGGACGGAATCCTCGAAGCTATCGCCGGTGACGACGACGCGGAGCCGAACGACCAGGACAACGAGCAGGAACAGCTGCTGCCGCCCATGAGCAAACCAGGAGACCTCTGGCTCCTCGGACAGCACAGACTGATCTGCGGAGACGCAACCGACGAAGCGACTATCGAGCGCTTAATGGACGGCGAGAAGGCAGCCATGGTCCACACGGATCCTCCCTACGGAGTATCTTATGAAACGCAGTCCGGGAATTTCGGCATGATCAAAAACGACGACAAGACCCACGACGATCTGTTCTACAAGCTGCTCCTACCCGCTTTCAACCTCTACAGAAAACACACCATCGAAAAAGCGGCCTTCTACATTTGGCACGCCTCCAGCACCCGCCGAGACTTTGAAGATGCTATGACGGCAGCAGGTCTCATGGAGAACCAGTATCTCATCTGGGCAAAGAACGGAATCGCTCTGGGCCGCGCAGATTACCAGTGGGCCCACGAACCATGCTTCTATGCTTCCAGAGCGGGAGTATCCCCCAACTTCTACGGAGACAGAGCCCAGCACACCGTCTGGCGCGTGACGACCCGGCAGGACGGGACCATGATGACCGTCCTCGGAGGAGGAATTGTCCTCACAGACGGGACCGGAGGAAAGCTCTGCATCACTGACAAGCCCCCCAAAGGAAAAAAGATGCGCTACGTCCGCATGGAGGAAGGAAAACCTATCGATCTCTTCCAGGAGGACCGCATGCAGACGGTCTGGGAGGTGGCCAGAGAAACAAACACCCTCCACCCAACGCAGAAACCTGTGGAGCTGCCGGTACGAGCTATCGAAAACAGCAGCAAGCCTGGAGAGATCGTCCTGGATTTCTTCGGAGGATCAGGATCAACCCTCCTCGGCGCAGAGCTGACCGGCCGCAGGTGTTTTACAACAGAGCTCGACCCGGTCTATTGCGACGTAATAATCTCCCGATACGTCACCCAGACCGGAAACATCGGAGTGACATGCATTCGTGACGGCCAGGAAATCCCCTACATCCAGCTGGTCCGGGAATGGGCAGCAGCAAACGGAAAAGAGGAAGAGGTCAACGCTATGCGCACGCCTGTGGTCGTGATCAAGAAGATCGTCAGAGCCGGACAGATCGCCGGAAATGACGCAGAGAGCGACGATTAACCATGGCAAAGAGAAATCTACCCCCGGAGCCCTGGGAGAGGCAGCAAGGGGAAACACCGAGGGCATACGAAGCGTTCACAGTCTACCGGGACCTGGGCGCAGATAGGAGCCTGCGAAAGACTTGTCAAAGACTGGGTAAAAACAGGACGACCATCAGCGACTGGTCCGCGAAGTATGACTGGGTAAAGCGAGCAGCGGCCTGGGACGTGGAGCAGGACCGAATCGCACGGCAGGCGCAGCTCGACGAAATCAAAAAAATGCGCAAGCGCCATGCGGACCTGGCGACGGCAATGCTGGTCAAAGCGGCCAGGGCCCTGCAAAGAATCCCGGAAGACGAAATCGGCCCAGGCACCATCAGCAAGCTGGTGGAGACAGGTGCGAAGCTCGAACGGATCAGCCGCGGAGACGTGGGTGACGTTATAGAAGAGCGGAACGGCGGAACGGCAATCCCGGCTGTACAGTTTTATATGCCTGACAACGGCAGAGACAAAACAGAGGAGGAATGACCATGAGCGCACACTGGATATATGACCCTAACGGATACGACTGGTGCCTCGGCGCGTGGAAATGCAGCAAATGCGGAACGGTGAACAACAACATCGGAGGAGGCAAAGACATAAATCCCCTGATCTTCCGAGGAAGCAAATTCTGCCCGGAATGCGGAGAAAAAATGGACGAGCAGACAGAAGAAACAAACGCGAAATAAAATGTGCGTAAAAGCACAAAAAGGTCGCACCGAAAGCGACCACTGATAGGTGGCGGAATAGGTAGACGCTAAGAGCCAGAAGCTGGCACGGGAGTCAGCCATGCGAGGTGCAAATCCTCGCCCTATCAATCACAGGAAATCCGACCCGCTAAGGAATTCCCGCCTATCATCGGTTCCTCCTTTTCTGTGTTGCTAAATACCCGTTACTGACAGCCGGAAAGACGGCACGCCGGGCGTGGGCGGATACAGGCCCGGCCCCCTTTAAAACGAAAAGAAAGGAGAAGACCATGGCCGAGATTATAAGACCGCAGCCGAAACAGGAAGAGTTTCTGAGCAACCCTGCAGATATCGTGATCTACGGCGGAGCAGCGGGCGGAGGAAAGTCATGGTCTCTCCTTTACGAATGCCTCCGGCACGTCAATAACGCCAGATTCAATGCGGTTATATTCCGAAAAAACAGCCCCCAGATCATGAACGCAGGCGGCCTCTACGACGCCTCGCAGGAAATCTACAGAAAATACCCCGGAGCTTTCCCCAGAAAGACCCCTGCCCCAATGTGGCAATTCCCCAGCGGAGCAAAAGTCTATTTCCGGCATTTGGAGCGCGATGACTCGGTGTTTTCATGGCAAGGTTCAGAAATCTGCCTCCTGGAATTCGACGAGCTGACTCACTTTTCAGAAAAGCAATTCTTTTACATGCTATCCAGAAACAGATCTACGTGCGGAGTGCGGCCATACGTCAGAGCCAGCTGCAACCCGGACAGCGACAGCTGGGTGGCAAATTTCATATCATGGTGGTGGGACCCGGATACCGGCTACGCAATACCGGAGCGGAGCGGGAAGATTCGCTACATGGCCCGCGTGAATGAAGAAATCGTCTGGGGAGATACCCCGGAGGAAGTCGTCCAGCACGCAGACGAAGCAGACTACGACGTGACCATCGAGCGCAGCGATATCAAGTCTGTGTCTTTCGTGGCCAGCACGGTCTACGACAACCAGGTGCTGATAAAGTCCGATCCCGGATACCTCTCGAACCTGAAAGCCCTGTCCATCGTCGAAAGAGAGCGGCTGCTGTTCGGAAATTGGAAGATCAAGCCTGCAGCAGGTCTCTACTTCCCTCGCAGCGCCTTGCCAGAACTTCTGGAGAGCGTGCCAGATGACGTGACCAGGTGGGTGCGTGGCTGGGACCTTGCCGCTACGGATACAGACGAGGGCGGAGACCCGGCATATACCGCCAGCGTGCTCCTCGGAAAGCGCAGGAACGGCCGGTACGTTATCGCAGACGCCACGAATAACCGGTTCAAAGCTGAAAAGGTCCGCGCCATCGTTAAGCAATGTGCGCAGGCAGACAAAGCGAGGCACCGGCGCGTCCGGATCAGAATGTCAATCGATCCTGGCCAGGCGGGAAAAGAGCAGGCACAGTCATACATAAAAATGCTGGCCGGATTCAGTGTAAACACTGTGCGCGAAACAGGCAGCAAAGAAGCCCGCGCTGAACCGTTCGCAGCACAGTGGCAGGCAGGAAACGTCGAAGTGGTCGCAGGACCATGGACGGAAGCGCTCCTGAGCCAGTATGAGAGCTTCCCGGAGTCTAAATTTAAAGATATGGTCGACGCAGGATCAAACGCGTTCAATGAACTGGAAATGATGAACACAGGAAGCCCGCCGCCAGGAGAGAACACGCAGAGCCCTACGGCGAAAACGAGCTACTGGTTCAAGAGATAGAAAGCAGGTGAACAACCATGGCTAACAACAAAGAAATCGGCCGGATAGGCCAGTATCGGTACTACAGCCCAGGATCGCCCTCAATATTCTTTGAGGAATTCCTGCCGGAGCTGAGAGGATACCGAGGTGTGCAGGCATATCAGGAAATGGCGAACAACGACGCAACGGTCGGTGCGATCCTCTATGCCATCGAAATGCTGATGCGCCAGTGTGAGTTTCACATTGAGCCGGCCAGCGACAGCGATAAGGACAAGGAGGCTGCAGATTTTGTCGAAAGCTGTATGGACGATATGGACCGGACCTGGGCGGACACGCTCTCCGAAATCCTCAGCTTTCTGACTTACGGCTGGAGCTACCATGAGATTGTCTACAAGCGCAGAGTGGGCAGGACCAGCTCACCGATTACGAACAGCAAGTACAGCGACGGACTGATCGGATGGAGAAAACTCCCTATCAGGTCACAGGACACGCTCTACGGCTGGGAGTATAAGGACGAGTCCGACGAGCTCCTGGGTATGACCCAGATGCCCCCGCCCAACTTCGGCCTCATCACCATCCCGATAGAAAAGGCCCTGCATTTTAGGACCCGAAGCAAAAAGGACAACCCGGAAGGCCGCAGCATTCTGAGGACAGCATACAGAGCCTACTACTTCAAAAAGCGCCTGGAAGAAATCGAAGGATACGGAATCGAGCGAGACCTGGCCGGATTCCCGATACTTTACGCACCCCCGGACCTGCCGATCTGGGATACGAATGATCCAGAAATGACCCAGACGCTGGCCAGAGCAGAATCCATCGTTTCCAGTATCCGGAGGGATGCGAGAGAGGGCCTGGTGCTTCCGGGAGGAGAGAACGGCTGGAAGCTGGAACTGTTGACTGCCGGCAGCAGGCGGCAGTTTGACACGAACGCCATCATCGACCGGTACGACAAGCGGATCGCGACCAGCGTGCTGGCGGATTTTGTAATGCTCGGACAGCAGCAGGTCGGCAGCTTCGCACTGGCGGACAGCAAAACGAAGATCTTCGCGCTGGCCATCGGAACGTACCTGGACTGCATCTGCGAGGTTTTCAACAACCAGGGAATCCCCAGGCTTATCGACATCAACGGCGATCACTTCAAAGGAATCACGGACTACCCGAAGATGCAGCACGGAGACATCGAGGACACGGATCTGGCGGCATTTGCAGCCTTCGTCAAAGAAATGGTCGGAGCTGGAGTCATCCAGCCGGACGAAGCTCTGGAAGACGAGGTACGCCGCGTCGGCAATCTGCCTGAGCGAATGGATACGACACCTCCGGCAGGATCACCGGAAGCCCAGGCGGCACAGCAGGCACAGCAGAAAGGCCCGCAGAACGCGCCAGGAGGCCCACAGAGCGGAGATAAGCCGGAAGACGAAGAAACACCCATGGACGATGAGAAGGACGCCCAGGAGGCCCAGGAAGCACGTAAAAGTATATTCGATTTTCTGAGAGGAGGCTGAGAATGGAAACAGATATCCGTCACAGGTTTATGAACAATCCCCGCGTGGCAAACAAAGTGGTAGATGAGCTGCAGGAGAGCGGAGGCGGAGCGGTCACAGATACGACACTGTCTGTTAGCGGTGCGCCTGCAGATGCAAAGGCTGTGGGGGATGCACTTGCGGAAAAGGCTGATGCGGATGATGTTACCATCACATCAGCGGAAGGGGCTGAGCTTCTCAATATTGCGAAAGGGGAAGGGGGTAGCTGATGTCTATATTAAGTATTGACGCTGGCAGTATTTTTCCTAAAGCAATCCGAATCGGATATGAGGGAGAGAATGTCGTTACACAGATTGATTTCAATTTGAAAACGTGGATAGCGGAATACGGGTTGGGCGGTGTTACCCTGTTAGTCATCAGACATGGTGATACAGATGCTTACCCTGTTCCGCTAATGATTGAGGATGGGATTGCATCGTGGTCAATCACAAGGGTCGATACAGCAAAAGCCGGCAGAGGGGCGATTCAGTTAAAGTATGTGGTCGGAGAGAAAATCAAAAAATCCCCTATCTATACAACGAGCTGTTCTAACGCACTGGATGATTCTGATACCGTCCCCGACCCGTATGACAGCTGGCTTGCGACGCTGACAGACCTTTCGGCACTGGTAACAGCAAAGGCGGCAGAATCCCTTGTCAATGCTGACATTGCACAGATGGCGGCGAATATCAGCGCACAGGCGGCAAGTCAGTCGGCACAGTCGGCAGATGCGGCACAGAGAAGCGAACTGAACGCACTGGAATCCGCACAGGCATCAAGGTCAGAAGCGGACAAATCCAAAATCTATGCGGAACAGGCACAGGGAGCCTTGGGCGGTATGACTTTTGTTGGGTTTTCCATGAACGATGACGGTCACGTTCTCGTTACCAATTCCGACAGATTAGGTACTACATCGTTTGAACTCACACAGAGTGGACACATGGAGGTGACATACTGATATGGCAACTTTCGATTTGGGGCGGGTCACCCCCTTATACAAAGGTGACTACAGCGCATCGGCATCATATGAGTTAAATGATGTAGTGCTGTACAACGGTAATTTGTACTGGCATGTGCAGGCCACGGCAACAGTCGGTATCCTGCCTACGGATACAACTGTGTGGAAACTTGCTTTTGCTGACGAAGGCGTAAGGTCAGAAATCCGTGGATATGCTGACAACGCACAGGCAAGCGCAGACAGTGCACTGGCAAGCAAGTCAGCGGCGGCAACAAGCGCATCAAACGCTTCCGCATCTGCATCACAGGCGGTGTTAAGTGCACAGTCGGCACAGTCGGCAGAAACCGGGGCAACAGCATCTGCTCAGACAGCAAGCACTAAAGCATCCGAGGCTTCCACATCTGCACAGTCAGCGGCATCGAGCGCACAGACCGCAACGGATAAAGCTACCCTTGCGACCAACAAAGCACAGGCGGCATCAGAATCTGCATCACTGGCAACCGCAAAAGCAAATGCGGCGGCAACATCTGAAACCAATGCGGCGACATCAGCGCAGACCGCAACCACTAAGGCATCCGAAGCGGCGGCGAGTGCTGCTTCTGCACAGGAATACGATGAATCCGCACAGCGGAGCGCAGTCAACGCACAGGGAAGTGCAACGGCGGCGGCGGCATCCGAAGCACAGGCACAGCATTACGCCGAAAACGCATCTGCATATTTAATGACCGACACCGAAGCAACTAACCTTTTTGACATTGCGAAAGGAGAGGCATAATGAGCAGAACTTATGAACAGCTTGAGCCAGTGATTAGCGCACTGGACGAGCG